CACCTATTAAATTCACAGGTTCAACCACTGCAAACAATCAGGGGTTTGTGGCCGGATTTTATGATTATGAATGCAATGCGGATACTTATGATATTAGTCTGACAAGTTTTTCTTCAATTTGGGCACTTATTAATGTGCTATTGGTTATTGTTGCTAGTGTGCTTTATATGATTTATATGTGTTTCAGTCGATTTGTCAATACTATGATTTATCCTTGAGTGTCCTCGTGTCTGGTGTAACTATTTAACGAGCATTTTGTTCAGTCATAATAAATTCACCACCAATGGCACAATCTACTAAGGGAGCCCCTGGCCAGGGTCAGACTATGGCCCAATTGGCTGCTCAACTTGCACAGCTGCAGATGGAGAATCGGAATCTTAAGAGACAGATTAGAAAATCTGTTGGTCATCCAGAAGATATTTCACAACCTAAAAGTTTAAACCCTCGACAGAAACAAGCTTTAATTAGTTCTTATCTAACAAAGTTTTCTTCATTAGCCACTAAAAAGCTTGAATTTAAATTGGCTACACTGACTGCCCCGTTACAGACCAAGGAAGAAATTGAGGCTGTTTTGGAAGGAACTACTATTAGACTGCATTTGACTTTGCAAGACCTTGTGCCTGGGAGATTAAGCAAGGAAATGAAAACAATGGCCCATGGTTCGCCCAAAATAAAGGGAGCTACAAATAAATAAAGGATATATTTTATTCTCACACAAATGCATTGTATTTATTTTCTTTGGAGCGGTCGTATATGCAGAAAATCAAATTTGCAATGAGAATCATAAATGTAATTGTTATGATTCCACCAATTGGTAAAACCCATGATTTCAACCCACCATTTTCGTCTCTAATGTTGGGTATAGTAAAAGGAGGAATAATAGCTGGCTTCCTGGTTGTGATTGCAGGTTGAGTGGGTATCGTGGTAACATTGTCTGCTGTTTCATAGTTTTCATCATTGTCTATAATATCATCAGGCACATCTGAAGATGTGGAGATGTTGGCGGACATTGAGTTATTAGACACTGGTGGTAGACCTGTAATGGGAAAATATTGCATTAGTATAATATATCAGCACCGATAATGTGCTTGCTAGTGTGTACGTGCATCAAATATGGTCATTGATGAGCTTAATATTGCATATGTTGAAAAGATGTTTCCAATTATGACTTTGGGAAAGATTTGTGCCTTGAAAATATATACCAAGGTTATAACATTTTTACCTGTTGACGCACTAGGGCCTTTCCCATTTGTAAGATCATGGGCAATGCTTGACGTAATGGATGTCATTTCTTTGTCCACACCTTCGCTCTGTGCGTTGGTGGTAAAATTATATGTTGTTTCTAACTGACCAGTGATTGTACTGGTCTCAATGGGTAATGTGTGTCCACTGGTGCCTGTTGATATTGGCTTTGATTCCGGAGCTTCGGTAGCCAGATGGAAGATGCTCACATTGAATGGTATATCTGAATTTGTGCTGGTTTCTTTGTATATAGGCGTTATTGAGACTGTTTTCATGTTACCTGTATCTCCTTCTGTACCAGTTTGAAATTGTGTTTTCTCTGTTTGTGCTGTCATTGTTTGATCCAATGTTGTGGAATCGGAATTGTTGTGGAAGTTGGATGTTGGGCTCGTATGGATCCCTGGAGAATGAGTTACATATTTTTCAGACATAGTGCCACTTGATTGTATATCTGATACAGTTGCAGATGTATGATCTGTAGTTGATGTGGACAATGTAGAATGTGAGTCTGTAATGTGTTCGCTTACCACTGCATCTGTTGTAGAGTGTGTTGTGATTGTAATTGGTTGTGTTTTGCTCGTATTATTTATATCTGGTAGTATTTCCATGCTTGCTGGACTATTAATAGATGTGGATAAAGCTGTATTAAGGACTGTAGAGTTCTTAGGTATACCTGTAGTTATGTCAAGTGTTGTGATTGCAGTTGGTAATGTTTCTGTTGTTTGAAGAGATGTTTGCACAGGGTTTATTGTTGACACACCTGATGGTGTAGTGGGTTGCACAGTTGTAGGTATAGTATTAACAATATTAAATTCTGCAGCTGTCGAGTATGTTTGTGTTACACAAACTAGTACATATACAGCGGGTGAAAATATGTAGTTCATAGTCACTGTAATGCCTCCAGTGCTGGGCCACGAAACAGTCCACGTTGGACATTTGTTTAAAATTGGTGTAAGGACGCTTTCGTTTTTTTGCTTTTTCCAACTGCAAAATAATTTATCAGAATTTGGATTCTCATATATTCCTAGAAATACGACACCTGTATCTTTGACATTCTCTAAGTCTGGATTCCATTTCAGTTCTGCAACCTCTTTTTTTTTAAGATATGTTGTATATTTTGTGACATTTATTCTAGTTTGTTCTCCAAATTGCTGTACAGAATAGTTGAATTTGTTAAATGTCTTACACACTACATTTTGATTGTCATTTGTATAATATATTAGTTTCAAAGATTGCATATCAAACTGTGGAAATAATCTATCTATTTGCAGGGAAACATTAAAGGATGTGCTTGACAAATCTGTACTTGTAATATCCACTATATCTACATACAACATTATGGGCAACGTTGTACAATCTACTGGAGCCTGCTTTTTATATAAATTTTCATACCTAAAAATAACCTCACAGTCTCTCTGCATAGTACTTGATGTGAATAATACTGATAATTTACCAAATAGATCTGTGGAAGATAGTTTAGCTCCACTGAAAGTAATAAGCAAACGACCATTTGAAATTTGCAATGTCTCTGTTTCATTTGTATTTGTACACTGCGCCCTGACGACATCTGGTGTAATTATATCTTGGACACCATCTATTGTAAAGGATGTAAATTGCTTACACCATGTAATGCCTAAAGAGTCATTTACATGCATCGTAACATTTTCCAAAGAAATTGATTTTTCTTGTAATTTTGGATCTGATGATTGTAGTACTATAGACCAGAATCCAAGATGACCTGTAAGATGTAGTTGATATGGCACCATTAAATTCTTTGCAACATCAACAGCAGATAAGTCTGTTGTAGAGAAATCCAATGCACCAAATTTGAAATCATTTGATATGAATTTCCCGGGATCATTTGTAACATGGAATGTATGGTTCATATATACATCATATTTACAATTTTGACAGAGAGGATATTTGGGGTTATCATTAACAAACATAAAATATGTGACCATGTTAGTTAACACCTTAAATTGAGCGCTTAAGGTAAAATCACATATAATTTCACCAGGTCCACTCATAGTTTCAATGTGAATAGCCTGCACACAAACAGTATTTCTTACTCTGGCAGTTGAAGTAAGATCTTGGAGATGTGCTGTCCTGTGTCACGTAAGCACAATATGAACCATGCACGTCCCACACGTAGGAATTTGTTCTATTATCCAGAGTTTCCCACTGTGAATCTGGGCTTCTTTTAAATATCCCTACCCATAACTGATCATTGGGTTTCATATTGCGCCTGATGATAGGATCATCTTTTTGCTGTGGTGCATAAAACCAGTAACATTTAGAAAATCTGGCACAGATAAAAAAACATGCCTCAAATGTATGGACCTCAGGGGTAAAATAGTAACAAAAGTCATCATATAGGAAGGATGCATCTCTTCGTACACACTGTTGACATGGATGAAATTCAGGAATTTCCCCCTTTAAAAAGTATGGTTCTGCATTGATAATGGGCAGTTCAAATTCTTTAGGAATATCTATGATATGGCCCAAATATATGCTTTCATTCCATGTCATATTTTGAGGTTTTTTGAGCCCTACATCATCTGTATGAGGAAATACAAAATAACCTATTTTACTTTGTGTTACCTTTTTATAAAGCGCAAATAACCCCAAAGTAAATGACAGAATAAAAATTATAGCGCCCGCGCAAATCCAGAGTATGAACGTGAATGTAATCTGTTTACCCTTCATTGTAACAGCTATGACCATATTAGGAACCATATTTACTTAAATAAATAATCACGAAGACTAAAGTTAAAAAGTATATATCCGTTTATTTTGAATATAGCATATGTAATGTGTAAAACCCTAGGTAACAGATTTAGTCTACTTGAACAAATTGAGTATCTGGAAACACTGATAGAATAAAATTTCTGAGGGCATTATTTTCGGCAGTCAGGGACTGTAGCTGAATATCCTTTTTCCTTAGCATCTAAAACCAAGAGAATAATTACATTAGTCTTAGCTCAGTGTCCTCTGTGATAGTGCTTAGAATAACACCCCTCCCATATGTATGGAGGTGTTTGTTACCTCACTATTGTTTTCAAGAATCTTGTTGACCTTGTCTCTGTATCTCTTGGCATGAAGTCTGCATTTCACCCTGTGTAATTCCTTCAGATCTGTACACATCCTCATCTGAAACAATAGAATCAAAATAAAAAAGGAAATAATGCACAGCGACTAGCTATTTCATGTTATCTCCTTTCCTTAACTTACCTCATTTAGGTAATCCTCATCGGATTTTCTCTTTGTCTTTCTTGGACATCTTTTTATAATAGGATTATTTCTTAGCTTTTTAAAATGTGCTATGGAATTCTCAATTCGTCTGGTGAGGTCGTCGCCTTCTATAGTCATTACTTCATCATTCTTTAGAATATTAATTTCTGGGTGGTGCCATTGTATCACAATAGGCGAGGTGTATTGGGGTTGCAATCTATAAAGCAATACGTGCTCATCTTCCTGCTTTAGATCAGTCTCCAGGTGTGAAGACACCTCTGTCATAGCAGAGTTATCACTCATAGTTGTCTAACAAGTTTAACCATCAAGGCAGAATATATATTAAAAATGTGCATGTTTTGTTAGTCTTTTAAACTAAACATGAATTCAATAGTCAATGTTTTGAGAAATGTTGTCTTTATTGACAGAGCTTTTAAAAACGGAAGAAAATATACAATTGTAACCACATTGAAGTTTCAGGTGCTCTCCCCAAACCACAAAATCATGAAGCATTTGTTAGTACAAGAATCTATTTACAGAACCAGTCTTTGGGCTACGTGCAACTCATGAAGGGAAGGAATGTCCTCAGATAAATAGGAGAAGATATTCTGCATCTCAGTAGACAAAGGAGAATTAATATTGTGGTTCAACACATTCATGTCAGGTTGTTTATAATCACATACTGGCACACCATAGGAAGCAGACTGTGATACCCCCATGGTTTCTGAAGTCACATTTTGTAGGTGCTGCTGCATTTGACCCTGCTGTTCTTCAAAGTCCAGTAAGTCTTGCAGTAAGTTGTCCAAGTTTTGGCTTGTGTGCTTTTCATTCGTTTCTTCAGTTTTTGTAGACTGTTGGGTATATGTGTAGTAATTACTATTATTTGATGATTGAGGATACTTAGATGGAGTTTCCCAGTTATTATGCAATAGTCCCTCAAATGAGCTTATAGGTATAAGTGTACCCTGAGGGGTGTGAATCTCCGGACTATAGCCAAATGATGCAGAACTTGTAGAAGGCTGCAGATCCTCAGTAGTATTTAGTTTTGCACACTTTCTGGTTCGCATGGATGCTCCATCAGCCATACACTGCGAGTCTCTATTTTTTTGAATAGCCCTCTTCCTTATTGGATTTGGTTCTGGCGGATGTACATGGGACGTTGTTTTTAAGGATACTACCATGTTACTGGTGGTTCCTAGAAATTGAGACATATCAGGGTTGCCATATGTTACATTTCCATCAGCGTCCTCAGGATATAGTAGGCTGTCTGGGATCACATATCTCTGTGCCTTATTTTCTGTTAAAATAGACTTATTGGGACACCGTCTCCTTGGTGCAAGAGTTACTGCATCAAATAGAGATGCCTTTTGCTCTCGGATTTCCTGTTCTCTTTTAAACAGGGGGCAGAATACACTGTCTATATTCACAGGTGTAAATACGAGCTGTAGGAATTTTTGTACACGTGGATTTATCAGTCCCATTTGTTTTAGAGATGAATAGGTATCCAGAACATCCTTGCCAGCCTTCATAACCTGAATCCGGCCACTGCCAAGCATTCTTCCCTGACCTACAGCTTTGACTCTGACTTCGGCTAGCAGTGTATACATTGAAGTAGCAAATGCTGGGCTAATCTGTAAATCATTGCATGGAGCAAGTAGGAAAAATTTATCAGTACTTTGGATGATTCTTTCCATAAAATGTCGAATGAGTTGACCGCTTGCTGCAGCGCACAAGAGCTGAGGACAGTCAAGTGACCTGGCCTTTTGTCTGTAATTTTTAAACAAGGCAAATAGGTTGAATAGATTCAAATCCAAAACCAGTCCAGCTAGGTCCTCATTAACATGCAATGCTGCTTGGGCGAGTTCTTTGCAAAGATTGCATGTATTTCTGGTGAAATCTTCGCTTTGTTCATTTGTGCAATATATGCTTCTCTGATATGTTTGCAGGATTGGAAGCAGTTTATTTTTGAGATCCACATCAGTTTTCAAAAAATCATCCATTGAGACAGATTTTGAAATATATTTCTGAAAATAAAAATGAGCACCACTAAGAAATCTCTCAGCATTAAACAACTTTTCCCTATTATCAAAGAACTATACAATTATTTCTACCCAGAGATTACACGCGTTGTCTGGCAATTGCGTAATGCCAAGCTTAGTTCCAGCAAAAGGAGAAATGAACATCCCCTGGTACAAACTTTGGAAAGATCCTTGTTTCTCCTAAAGGTTTATGATGTTTTACTTCAACGAAGATATACCAGAAATATCATTTGTCCAAACATTGTATCAAATATATTGTTTCATCTTGGAAAGTTAAAGGAGGCTTGTCCCATTGCCTGCCACTACCTTTTTGAAGAAATATTTGCACATATTGAAGAAGTGAAAGATTTGCATTTAGAAATAGAATTAGATAAATTTTTGAAAACAATCTTATCCATGAAGTACACCCATGCAAAAAATGACTGTGAAGTCAAACTAGAGCAGAACTATGCCTATTGGGCACACGGGTCCATGATAATGATGTCTGAACAATTACTGTGGATGGTTACCGAGACCCTAGATGATTATAGGTGTTCAGTGCCATCACTGCAGGCACTGTCTAAGGTTTCCAAAGCCATATTTGAGACAGCAGGTCATCGTACTAAATTGTATCCAGACTATAAATTTAACATGCCATTCAATCAGGTTGTTTTTTGGACTGCAGCCTTAAGAATGTACCATTTAGTGTTATATGAGGATACATTAACTGATTATATGTGTCAAATCAAAGAGTTGCTCAATAGGGAAATTTCTAGATTTTTAAAACTTATAAAGACACAGCAAATATATCATTACTCTATAGCTTGTATGGTTTCATATATAGAATATTTGCTTGATGAGATAGACAATATTGACTTAGACTCGAATGTATCTCAAATGTATACATACATACAAGACTGTTATGCATATTGTAAAAATTTACAATAAAAGTACATACCCTTCTTTTATCCATGGGTGTCATTTTTTGTAGGCTATCCATATTGATGTTGGATTGAATTGCAGTCAGGAGATTGTTGAAAGCAAAGGTATCAATTTGATGTAGACACTTGGCAGGTCATGTAACCTTCTGTCATTGGCATGCACACTGTTTGCTATTTAAAGAGTTGAGCCTGCCTTTGACAGCTCACATTTGTAAGTTGTCATCACTTGCTTTGACCAGTAACCATGGAACTTACAGTTCCTGTTGCAGGTGTGGATGCTGAAAATATGCAACACTGGCAGAGTATATTTGATGGATTTTCATTACATGGGAATGTTAGAGCATGCTTAGGATCCCTGAAGAGATTTTTTAAGGCACATGATCATTCTGGACTGTGTGCATCCATTTTAATTTTGGGAGGTTTAGTCCAGGATGAGAAATATGCAAATACTGAGAAGGAACTTTTAGGTACTGCATTGCTTGTAAGAATGGGAGCGGAGTATACATATAGCATGCTAACTGACACTGAACGTCAAGAAAGTGTGGAGACAATGTTCTTAGAATGTCGGGAGCGACTAGTAGCGATGTTGTTAAGTGAATGTGGATGCATTGACTGCCATAGTAGTGTGAAATCCTTAAAAAGTGCTGCTTTGCTTAAGAGGTTGCCAAGGTTAAATCCACATACCATACATTCATATGATTCCATGTTAACCAAACTTTACAACAGCGTCATACTTTCCAACAGTATGTCCATAAACCACAACATACTCATTAATATCTTACAGGATATTAGTTATGAAGATGGATTTGATAAACAGCAATGTGACGCCGAACTTTTAGCTATGTGTATGATATTGTGTTGGATATTTGCATTGTTAAGATTTATTATAATTGAAAATCAGACTATAATTTTGGAAAATCTACTTAGCTTCTCCAAACTATACAAAAGTGATTGTGGGGATAACAGTAAGTCTATGGAACAGCAGATTGTGTCCAATTTACAGTCACTAAGTCACAAGGGTAGCCATATGCATACATTTCTGTACCCTGACTTACTAACAATAAAGATTGATAGGAACCGTGTAAACTTACATAATGGTCTAGGTAATATACAGTCCTTTCAAACTCTTAAAGAAATTATTGATAGTAAACAGAGACCAAGTTCTCTTCGTGTCTCACAAAGGTATGTACACCAGTGTCCTGAAACTGAACCTGAAACCTATCTTGTAGACAATGTAGCTGAGCCCTATGGTATATCAGATGAGCATTTAAAAGGATTATGGACTTTGGATGTGCTTGTGGATGATAGTGAAGAGGTTAATGTGGATCAAACAGACAACACCTTGTATAACAAGAGTGATGACACAACACAAGATACTTGTGACATTTTAGATGTCAGTCCCACACGTTTACATGATTTGTCTGACAATGGGGATGATATTGGGGATTACAAAGAGGATGATATTGGGGATTACAAAGAGGATGATATTGGGGATGACAAAGAGGATGATATTGGGGATTACAAAGAGGATGATTTTGGGGATTACAATATAAGCAACTATAACCTTGATGAAGAATTTTCTTATCTCACCTTGGATGAATTTGAACAAAGAATGTATGATGATACTAAATTCCAAGAATCTCCAATATATAAGGATGTATATATTCCATTGGGGCATGAAGAGGAAAGGTTAAAAAACGCAGAAAAATTTGAAGACGTCTATTATAGAGAGTTTATATGATGCAACATATTATGATAGTCATATGTTTGTTATGCATCATGCACATGGTGGAAGGATTTCATCCTTTCAGTTGTTGTGATCTTCACAATGGTAAAGGACCCTCTGAATTTAGAGAGGTTGTTAAGATTCTATTCTATATACCAGAAACGTGCAAATACAGAAATGTTGCCTACCTTTATAAAACAATGCCAAATAATAGCAATGTGACACATGTCAGTTGTGCCAATGGGTTTAATTTGATGTCATTTTTACTGGCTGTAATTGACAGAGTAAGCCTTAGAACAAACAAGTTTGATTCAAGTCTTACAGCTGCGCTATTGCAGTATAAGAAAGTATACAGCCAAGAGTTCTCAATAGAGAACACTAACACATCCATCTTTAAAGTAGATACTAGGCACAGCAGGAAACAATGGACAACTGGTTAAAGAAGAACATGTGGCCAGCTTTACTAGAAGAACATATTCCGGATGCATGTTTACTTATCTCGCCAAAATGGCTGCATTTTTTAGATCTTAGTCCGTTTTTGAAACATAAGCTTTATTGCTTAATCAAGACTATAGAAACTTTAAGAAACTCTTGTATAATTTACCCACCGAAAGACTTAATCATGGCATGGTCTTATGTGTGTGAACCACAGGATATAAAGGTTGTGATATTGGGTCAGGATCCATACCATGGTGGTCAGGCAAATGGGTATGCATTTAGTGTCAATAAGGGACTACCAATTCCTCACAGCTTAAGAAATATATATACAGAAGTTGCTAGTTGTTACCCTAAGTTTTATCATCCTGATCATGGTTGTTTGGAATCCTGGGCTAAACAGGGTGTGTTATTATTAAACACAGTGTTAACTGTAGAAGCCAAGAAACCCGGGTCACACAGTGACATTGGGTGGGCGTGGTTCACAAACCACATTATCACATGTCTGTCTGACAAACTCAACTCTTGTGTGTTTATGTTATGGGGAAGTAAAGCAATACTTAAAAGTTCTTTAATTGACAGTAGTAAACATTTGGTGCTTAAATCACAGCACCCTTCTCCATTGGCTGCCAAGAATAGTAATAATTGTCATTGGCCGAGGTTTCTGGGCTGTGGCCACTTTCTTGAAGCTAATAAATACCTGACAGAGCATGGTAAGTCTGTGATTGACTGGACAATTGTGTAAAATGGCTATGTTTTTAAAGAAGACTAAGAAACCTAAACATGAAGTCCCTGCAAACTCAGATAGATTGTTCGACCTGGAAGGTGCACCTCGCAAAAAGAAAACTACCTATTTCAAATTTCCACCATTTTCATCTGTCGTGCAGCTTGCTTATTCTGGTTCTCCTCCATCAATGAAGGATGTAAGATCAATATTGGGAGATGATGATGTGTTTTATCCAGAAGGATTTTCGGGTCCTCATGATATTCTTCCACCTAGACCAAAATTTGCAAACCCTGAGATGGATATTGAAGAACAGTATAACTATGATGATTCCTCAAACGACGAAAGCTTTTCTGACATAGAATGTGATGAGGAGGATGAATTAGGAGAGGATGAAGATTCTTCCGACGAAGGAAGCTCATATGGTGCGAGCATGATGGAATCTATGGTGTCAAAGTCCTTAAACATTGTGGAGAGTACCAGTTCATCTGATGAAGAAGATGAGTTTGTGTTTATACGCCCCCCTATAGGACAAACTGCAGATGTCCCTGGGAAAAGATCTAGAACTCCAAATACTGGAGCACATTCAGACAGTAACAAGAAAATTAAAGCACAAACAAATTATTCTGAACATAACATGCTGGATACACCCCCTATAAAGGAGGATGAATACAACTGGCCCTGGCTAAACTGAACTTGGCAATATTATATGATTTTGGGACAGACATAGTTTACCTTTTATTGCATAGGAATGAAATTTCTGTGTTTTGTACTGATTAAGTCTCAATAAACCACACATTTCATGTTGTGTTGCATTGTATTATTTATTCAGTATACCAATAGGGTGCTTGGGTTGTGCAGAGCTTCAACGATGTGTCTGGTGGACGTGCATACATCTTGTTCACATTCTTGATCCACCAGCGGGTTCTTGTCAATAACTATATATTTTGGATCTCTAGCCCTGGACAGAGCGACATAGACATGGCTTCTCTTGATTCTTCTATGATTTCCAAAACATACAGCTACTTTGTCCAATGATAGACCCTGTGATTTGGCAATGGTCATAGCAAGTTTGGAACTTATTCCATAGTCACCAACACTGCAAAGGTGTATAGGGTTTCCTCCTTCCACTGTTTCATTCATTTTTGAAATGTTGTTTTCTAGGCAGGCTATAAACCCCATAGAATCCTGCACCAGCATATTTGGCATTTTATCTCTTAGGTCCTGACTGATGTTTGTGTTTTGAAATGGCCGTCCAAAATATATGGGAGCAAATGTATATCCTTTTAGCTGATAGGATTCTATTGTAGATGCATAATCCAGAAGACCTATTATTTTATCCATGCAAACATAATCAACACTGTTTCTGATGATCATATTTCTAGTGAATGTACTGAAACTCTTTTGCAAAAAGGTTTTACCAAAACACTCAATTGCTACTCCTAACCTGCTATTGAAAATATCTTTTAAGTTAGTATATATCATAATGATCATGGCAAGGCTGACAGAATTTACACCTGGAGGTGGCACAGTTTTTAAGTAGAATAGGTCTTGTTCTAATTCCATACATTCCATATTTATTGTGTCACTGTCACAACGTAATAGGCATTGTGCAATTGGAATATCGTTCAGTTTCTGTAGATAATCAAAGTTTCCAGTGTCTATACCATAATTGTAAAATGAGTACAGGGAATTATACAGTAGTATACTTAGAAAATAATAAACGTGTTGGGGTTGTTCATTAGCATAATTGTCTAAGAATGTTTCATTGTCAATGACCTTTTTGAATGATTCGTAAGTGCCCATAAATCCACATATGCACTTTTTTGTCTTTCCATTTACAGATACATAACTGTTCTTGACAAATTTAGTAATGTATGTAACTTTTGTTGATGTTTCAGAAATCTCTGTGCTGGAAGCAGTCATGTCCTGATCAACAAACTGCGAATAATTGCTCAGTCGATATAAATTTTTAGTCAACCATTCAATGGCTGTGATATTGGGTAAGTTTATTGTATTTTTGTATTCTTCCAGGGCTGCACTGAACACTTCACAGATTATAGGACATGTGAAAAGGGCACATTCAGAATTCTCCGAAACTAGCGATAGTGCATTATGTAAGGATGTCAGGTAGTTTTTTACCTCAATATGAGATAAGAATAATCTTGTCCATCCAACAAATTCCATTGGATTAAGGATCTGTGCTTGTGGGACTACAAACAGATTCACATATGTGATAATATCATCAGATAGTTCCAATCCATATTCTAAAACCTTCAGTAAATGGCCAAATTCTGGATCTGTGCATCTTTTGTTGTTTATAAATAAGGCCCAATGATTGCTTATGCTTACATAGTTAGCCACTGTTTTATTTCCAATAAGAAGAGATAGAATATTGTCACATTCAGAGATCATACTTTTTTGCTTCTTATGGTGAAAGAGAGATTGATATGCATCTGTCTGTGTTGGAGAACCAACACATACTATACACGGCAGTTTTCCCTTTCTATAGAGAGGGGTTCTCAGCCAGCCATTGTAGAACCAGTAAAAAAACACCACTGCCATGAGGATATTTGAAGATAATGTACCAGCTTCATCTATTACAATGATATTAGTGGTCCAAAGCTGCGGCACTCCTAGACTGGACCATAGGTTTAGAGCATCAGAGTCAAGGTGTTCATAGCATGACCTCTTTTTCTTTTTTATAAAATCCTCCTTAATACTATGTATTACAGGCCAATATTCGGATAGGAGCTTGTACTGTATTTGATTTATGTCCATTATCTGACTAGTGTGAGGACCTATATGACGGGTAGCCAAATTGATGTGTCGTGATTTAAAGCCAAAGGCAGAGTAAATAGTAGGGCAGAATGATCTTAGTGATTTAGACAGATTTTGAGAAGCTACGACGGTTGCTCCTGTTATTAAACAGTTCAGGTTTTGATGTATTGCTGATATACTCGTACTTTTACCGGCACCTGCTGTGCCTGTTATGACATATGCAGAAAATGGTAGTGTTGGTCCTCCATCTATAGGGTCAAATTGACAGTCAAACCAGTCAACATCTGGAACGTCTTCTGTGGCCTTTTGTGACAGCAACTTAATCTCTCTTACTATCTTTCTAACTTTTGCGTCGGATGTCATATTAAGGAAAAAGGACTTCGATATGTGTTCCATTGTGATACACCCAAGTAAGCAATCTATCTGCCTTTTTGAGATCCTACAAGGGAAATATTCTTATGTTACTGGGCAGACACTATATAATTCAGTGAGAAACTCTGGTGTCTTCTCTAGACAATTATTCATCTATCTTTACAAGTCTGCATTGGCTAATTGTACATATGATGATGTTTTGTTCGACTGGACTAGATATGAGTCTACAATTAGAAAAAGGTGGTCACATGAAAAATATGATGATTATGCATTTAAAATATCTACATTTCAGTCTTGGTTTAGTACCATGAAAATGACCGTCGATGAGCTTGTTGTAAAAAACATGAACTTTATATTGCATTCAAAATCCATACTGTCATATGAAAGATTTGTAGATTGGGTCATGGCCCTTGGGATTGTTCCCATTGTACGCAAGATGCCAGATAAAAAAGTAGCTGATAAAATTAAGGCCAAAATGAGAAAGGATATGTCAACTGTTTCACAAAATAACAGGACAATTATTTCAATTTTGGAATCCATGAAACTTGATGTTTTGTTTATCCTTGAAAAATTAACATCTGTATATATTCCAAGTTTTCTAGAGGTTACAATTGAGTATGACCCTGTAAAATGTACGTATGCTGGTACTTACCAAAACAAGATTGTAGATGTGGAGGTAGTTAACTTTCCCACTGTAGGTAATGGTCAAGTGTTCTTTGATAGTCCGCTTCAAAGGCTGTCAGAGTCCATTATTGCATGCCATAGAACTACAGAGCATGCCAAAATGTGCCAACTTCTCAACACAGGTCCATTGAAGGCAATTGTAAACAGTAGCAGTGCCAATGTGTACAAAGATATTTTGAATCACTTAGATGAATCTGGTAAAAAAAATGATCCCAAAAAGGAGCTGATGCAGCTACTCATTAAATTGGCAGAAAATAAAACAGTGAATGGTGTCAGTGATGTAGTGGAAGAATTTGTAACTGATGTTTCAAATAAAATGGTAGATAGAAATAAGTTATTTGGAGATATTAATTCAGAAACATCAACAGACGGGCTTAAAAAGCAAGTGTCGAACAATATTTTTAAATGTTTAACTCATCAAATCAATGAACAATTTGAAACAATTCATAAGTTAGAGGAAGAAAGAGAATTTTTTCTCAAAAAGATTAATCAGTTTGAATACCAGTCAAGTCAGGCGAAGGAGACTGGTGAAGATAGTCCTATGCATATGAAGAATCGTACGTGTAACCTACTCACTGGAGACACTCTAGCATCTCTTTCTGGTCTACAATACTCTGGGATCCACCTCACCTCTAGTTGTATCCCAAAGGGACAATCTACTGTTAACAGCTTCTATTCTCAATATGTGCCACCCTTTAGAGAGTTGATAAAGGACCTAACTAATTTGTGGGAGCATGAGATCATTCAGACCTTCAAATTATCTCCTGTTGTAGATAATCAGGGACAGCGCTTATTTGTCAGGTACACACAAGATACAATTTCTATTTTATTGGGTCCCTTTACCTATATTGTAGCTGGTTTACATGATATGGAATTACTTAAAGATTCTTATTCAAATTTAAACTTCATAGAAATTACTGATTATTTATATTCAGTAAGTAGACTGGCTATTTACATCGCAGATATTGGACTGAAGTACTGCCCTATGGGATATTTGAATTATGGAGTTGGTGATGTCCACACTGCGCAATGATACACATATTCCAATGGATGTTGTTTACCAATATCCTATTATTCCAAGACTAGTTTTAGAAGTTAGCAAAAACCAGAATATTTGTGTAGCTTCAAACTCACCTACATTTGCTGATTCAAATGGGAATTTAAACATAAAAGACCTCGATGGTCATGTGAAGGCAAGGTTAAATTCTCCACATTTTGTTGGATTTACCATTTGTAGTATCCTCACATGTGAGGATAAGGTATTCACCTTGGATATGTTTCAACATGTACTGAAAGAAAGATGTATACTCTATAAGCCAGATAATTTTTATATGGCAGAATTGTGTACCATATTATCTGCTATTGAAAATATGGTGAAACCGAGCTTGAACCTCATATTGCAGTACCTCCGAAGAGCAAGGTTTATTCACACAAGATGTCCCTACAAAGATGCAGCATATCTGCTACATGGCATAGAAGTGCTTCTGTCTACCATGGTTGATTTTTATGGTTTTGATAAGGATAAAACAGAACATTGGGCAGTCAGTCTCGACAACTTTAAAATTTACAAGGCAATTCAGTTATTTGAACCCACGTGCAAAGATCTTATTTCTGCAATGTTCTGTTCTTCCCATAAACTGGAGGAGGCATATTCACAAGAAGAACCAGATGGGGCAAAGGTTTTTAATTTATTTTATTCACCCACATTCCTTACACACCATTATAGCAACAAACATATTTTGAAAAATATTAAATTAATTTGTATCCACAGTGCTGTCATGTATAGAATACTTTCAGAATAAATAAAAGACTTGCTGTAGATGATCCAAAACTCTTTGATGATATGTTTCATTTGGCTCTATTTGGAGAGTGTTGTAGAATTCTACAAGGTTTTCGACGTATGTCGTATGTGATATATTTGCAGGTAATGCCCAGTCTGCACTCCAGATGCAACATCCTGCTTTGGTGAAAATGTATGTATTTTTAGGCCCCAGACAGTCAATAGGAAGTGGAGGCGCCTGTTGTTCAGGAGTTGCAAAGCTTTGAGGAAGTAACCAAAAGTTTGTGTGGGCTTTAGCAGTCCACATGATATCCAAAATTGTATGCAGTATATCCTCTGGGTTGCATTTTGCGCAGTGTAGGTTTAAAAGCACTTGTAGAGTATTTATCCAGTTACTATTTTCACTGACACTAGGTGAACAATTAGAACCGAGCCACAATAAATGTCTCCATATAAAGCAGATGCTAACATTGGCAAGGTTACATTCTAACTTTATGTCCATGTCCCCAAAAGTGTCTTGTAAGCCAGCTTGAAGTCTGGATATCCTTAATGAAACCTAAAAAGAGGAAATACATGAGTAACCGTCTACCACTATTTCCCAAGAGACATTACAACATTGCTTCCATAACGACTCATTAGTTGATTTACCTCAGTCTCCTGCAATTGGTCTCTAGATATAAGGCATACTTGATTTCTGCAGAAGGCTGCCCATATGAAACTGTTTTCATGACACCAATTCATTATGAAATAGACAAAGTTGTTGTAAAGGTTATTTAAGCTTTTCTTTGTAGATCCACTGGAATACTTTTCCAATATTTCCATAAAATATGGAACACATACATGGGATATGCATTTTATTGTAAATGTAATTTTTATAACATAATGTGCATCGCTTATCTGTATCACTCTATCGTTGGCCTCGTTACACAACTGGCTGTTTAATTCCGTATTCCATAGAGGCCATGATAGGCCAATATTTTTAAAATGCTTAGGAATTTTAAATACACATTCAGTAAGTAACTGATTACTGAGAGATGTATTTCCATAATGCATTGCAACATCCAATAAGATCAGGGGGCAGGATACCAAACCACTTTTATCTATCTTTGTCATGTTTCTGGTGTATTGCAAATTGATAAATGGAAACGATGAAAAATATGGTGAAAATGGTGAGCCGTTCAGAAAGAACCCGGGAAATACGTAATCAAAACGTGGCTTAAGTCCATAGTATGTCCCATAGATTTTTTTATATAGTTCACTGAAAAATATACCCAATCCCCTGTTCCACACACTATTAGAATTAATAAAGAGTATATCTACTGCAGCAGTATTTGGCATACAAAGTTCTATGGTGGTGTTTTCTATTGGCACATTGTATGAATATTTTTCAAATAACTCCAATATTTCCATGTGCTGCAACTTAGCTTTCTTTTGTCCTGCTTCTAAACAGCATGTAGTGAAACTATAGGTACCGTTTTTTGTCTTTAAAAACACATCCAGCTCTTCAACAGTGAAGCCACTATTCATCGAGTTTCGTTTTAACCTTGTGTCACATATTAGTGCTCCGAATCTGATGGTAGGAAATTGCTCTTGTACAGCATCCTGTATGCTCTTCAAGGGCAATGCAGATATAAGGATATTGTTTTCAATGTTTAGTTCATACATTTTCTGGCATATTTGAGAACACAGTGGACCCAAGACTGGATGTCTTAGTCTCAATGCATATTCCCATAATATGAATCTACTTCCACATTCTACATGTTGGGTGGTGATATCCCCACATTGTTCCGGGATAGATTCGAGATCGCTTTGTGATAATTTTTGGACGATAAAACAGTGTACGTCATTGCCTGTGGCCGTAGTAGGTAGCGGAATAATTCCAACACTCCAGATAATATATGAACCATAATTTGCACGATAAACATTGAATAAATGAATTCCCTTAATCATGCCATGCATAATTGTATCGCTATTAGAGCTTAGTTACGCCTAACACTTGCTATTTAAGTTCCAGGAGATAGATTCAGTTTATTAAAACCTCGAAGCGATTTGCAGTTACCTTACTGTACAATACTTTCAAAATGAAGTCATCAAAAAATGATATTTTCATTTATAAAATATGGGGCAAACTATTGGTCCTATACATAGTTATGTTTATCTGTTCAACTGTGGTACCAATAGCTGCTATGTTTCCAGGATTGGGGTTTCCCTGCTATTTCAACAATCTAGTGAACTATAGCTCTATAGATCTACGTGGCAAGAATGTAGCTAAGCATCTTACACCTACACTCTTCTTAGAGGCACCGGAAATGTTTTTTTATGTTACTGTCTCCTTTTTGGCAGACTGTTGTTGTATGATATACTACCTTCTTGGAGCTTTTGCAATATACAGAGCCAAAAAACATATCGATGGTTTGACTGTTTTATCTCAATGGATCTTTGCTACAGGATCACCCACACTTTTGTTTATGAGTCTTTTGAAACTATGGACTATCCAGCTCTTTATCCAGACACTTTCATACAAACACATTTACTTAGCAACATTTATCTACAGTGTTCACTGGCTGCTGTCTGTGTTACATACTGAATTCTATATCACTGGTATATCTACTACATGGACAAATGCGGAGCTTAGGAGGAGTATCCCTAAGGGAAATCTCCTGGAAAAAATTATAAACACTGTCAAGCCTGTTATAATGAACATCAACCTAATAGTCCTTGCCATGGAAACTCTCGTGTTTTGCCTGGCGTTTATGATGGCTATAGGAAATAGCTTTTATGTAATGGTTTCAGACATTGTATTTGGAACCATTAATCTTTATCTTGTCATTACTCTGATTTGGTATTTCGCAACAGAGGTCTGGTTACAAATGTATATGAAACACCAATTTGGTTTTTACATTGGAGTTGTTATTTCATCCATCATCCTTATTTTACCCCTTGTAAGATATGAGAATATTTTCATAGCTGCAAAAATACAGAAGACCATAGCCATCAACATTTCGGTAATACCCCTTCTAGCATTTGCTGCATTTATCTTGCGACTGGTGAGAGTCATCTACTCCAGAAAGCATGTGGCATACAGTGCATTATCCTCAAATGTGTACGATGCTGTTCAATTTACTAAGACCCCCAAAAGCAACACAAGCCCAATGTACAAACAGCATGAGAACTCCTCTTCTATTTTAGATGAGGAAAGTGAAACAGAATTTGAATAAATGTATTTTAAACTATTTTGGTTAATTAGAAATCTTTATTGACACATCAGTGTAAGGAGTGGGAGGGCGTTTCTTGTTTGATTGTGGAGTTTCCATCAGAAGTTCATCATTTTCAGTAAACTCCTCAAAGTCGTCTTCAACATTAATCTGTCTTCCTTCAACATCCATTATGGAGTTATGTCTCCTAAAGCACATAGAGATGAGCAGGCCCATGGTGGAAATGGAAATTCTTCTTGTACAGATTTTTGCCAAAATCCTATTGCCTTTTTAAGAGTTGCTATCAAGGGATCGTGAGGTATAAAGACGGGTGTAATAATGAGCAGTACGGGTATCTCTAAGGAAGGTTCGAGGACGTTGGACTCTGTCTTGATGTATGTTCTCTTAAAATCGCTAGAGTCTCTCTTTCTAAAAAAGGCTGTTACTATATATGTCTCCGGCTTACCAAGTTTTGAGCCTGAGTTCTGACTAAACTGAATGTAGTTTGTAACGATTTTATACTGTAGGAGAATTTGATAATAATATGCATGTCTGGGATTTATATACAAATCTACAAAGAATGTGTCTTTAATACAAATATTTCCTGAGGTTAGGGCGGGATCTGTCAAAATGATTACTTTGGACTCTGTGTAGCAATTGTATTTCATGCATTGTTCAGTCAGCTTGTGGATATTAGTCATCTTCCTCCTCTTCTGTCTGGGATTAAAATTCCACATCTTATCAAAAGATAAAAGGTAATCATTCTGGGTGGGAACTCTGCCTCTTGGAACGTGCTCCACAGCAGGCTTTGGTATTGAGCTGATGAAGTCCACCAAAGTTGCTTTACATGGGTTGTTGTAAAGAGCATCATACTTTGTATAAATTGGATCAAATTCAGATTTTGAAAATAGGTATTTATACCTGCACTTTATTTCATATATTTCGGTAAGAGAGGAGAACATAACCTTGTTGTGAACATCTACAGATGCTTTAAGACACATGTCAAGTGATACACCGAATATTCCATCGATTGGACTCAGCATAAATCCAAAGTTGGTGGTATTTGACCATGACTCTTTTGCTATTAACTGTGTCAGGAGGGTCTTGACTGTGTTTTCATTTCGTACACCAAATGCAATAGGACTTGCTACATAATGGTTCTTTTGGATTGGCAGAGGATCAAAAATTTTGTTGTCTGTAGCCTGCTGTTTGATCACCTTCAGCAGCTTTGATGATGATATCACCCCATCTCTTAAAATCTCCCACAGTATATTTTCACTCTGACCACGAGTCATATTTTCAATCATCAGACAGATATCTGTCTTTGTGGTAATATCCATCTTGTTACACAAAGAAACTACATCCTTCAGCGTGGGAGTCTCAATGTTGTTTTTTTTAAACTCAATATCATATACACGTAGTATCTGTTCATCTCCAATAAAGCTTTGTATCTTCTTAAACAGGTAATACAGATAGACAAATCTCATGGTTGGCATTTCAGGAACAATAGTCTTGTTGGCAATTGCTTCTTGAACCTGTACACTTCTAAGAAAGTTTGAAAATGTATACTCTGATATCTTCTTAAGCTGCTCTCCAATTTCTAGATTGCTTGCCTCGTCCAGTAGTGTTTTGTTGTCTAAAATGTCCATTATGTACAGCTCCCTTGGGTTCAAAATAATCTAATGCAGATAGATTTAAGAAAGTAAGCTTCAAATCTTGGCTATTTAGAGCCTGTAAAAATGGTTGTGAGATCACAGGCTGAAACTGCTGTTTGAAATCTTCATAGGCTTGGTTAAGTAGTAATGCATGTGATGCCTCGAGCTGGCCACATGCCATTACACCGACACTGTTGACACCCACATCAATGTACATTCCCCATTCATGAGAAAGCATTTCATACATAAAGAGTTTCGGTGCCAATAATGTCAGGTAGTAAGTACTTTCAAGGTTGTCTTGAACATCTAGTAACCACGAATCATAGGTAAAGTCCTGTGTCACTTCTATAATCCTAGCTAAAACCGAGATAAACACCTGACACAAAGTAGATATATCAATTATGAGAGCCATATTTTCACCCACCATTTCCTGACCTGTTTCCAGAAATTCTATACCATGTGCATGTTTTCTCAGCAAATAGCATCTTCGCAAAATACATAATGGTTTCACATCATCTTTACATACCAAAAATGGGGTTTTTAAATTGTACATATTGTATAATATTTTTTCGTCCCGTGCTTTTACAGTAATGCTTCTAAAATGATTCCCAGTATGAATGGTACCTATGCCAACATCAGCTAAAATTAGTGACCTTATAGAATCTGGTGAGCCATTAGGTTCCACCAGAATATTGTCAGAGCTAATATCAGAATGAAATATTCCACATTTGCCATTGAGAAACTCGATTGCATCCTTTAATGCTGAAAATTCCCTAGAAATGTCTGGAATATGTCTACATGACAAATCAAAAAAATTATCCAGACTGCACATATACCTAGGGTACCAGATTGTTTTACATGGATGACATGCTCCCAGATAGGTTTGCAAACACAAGTGTTTTACATCATTTCTGTGGTGCTCTTTAGATATGGCAATGAGATCTGAAATGATTGTCTCATGTAAAAAAGCCTGCTCTGTTTTAAAGACCTTGGCACAGATACCAGGCGAGCTCTGATAAATGTTGGCGTAAGTACCCTCGGCAATCTTTTCATCGCTTTCTACCCTGGGGTGATCACATAAATCCATACAGTTAGGCAACATAAGGGACATATGATGATTTTCAAATGATATGTTGGTTACTTCAAGATGGTTAAGCCTGGTTGCTAAGAGATCAAGTGCACAGTCTTCAACTTTGAGGACATTTTGGTAATCGCTCGAGTCTCCAGTCGACAATGATGTTGTCAATGTCAGGTTGTAATCCAGAAAGTTCATCATGTGCCCCTCCATTATCTTCAATATCCTGCCTTTCTAGCTCAAATTCCAATGTGTCCCTAAGTTCATCCACACGATCAGTAAGCTTTTCCAGGTGATCTATTTTTTTTATATCGATGGATGACAAAGTAGCAATTTCAGATTGTTTCTGCCGAATTTGAGACTCCAAATTATATAACTTCATTTGTAATGATCGTTCATGATCTCTTTTCTGCTGGTTTCTGATAAGGTTTGTAGTAAACTGAAACTGAGCCCTAAACAGTGGATTACCCTTTCCAAATCTGTCCGCTGCAGAAACAGAAACCTGTTTATTTACAGCAATTTCTAAATTTTTCAGTACGTGCTCTTTAGTCAAAACTGGACCTTCCATGGCATTTAAAATGTTCTACAATGGAAGCAATATTGTAAGATGGCCATAAGACAATGTCACCACTTTGTAAACATTTTGTTCTTCCAATACAATTATTTATATGTTCTTCAGCACACTCTAATATAATACATCCTTGGTTGTGTTCAACATTGTGATATGTTGTCTGATTTTGTTTATACAGAATGCATAAGAGGCACATCTTTATTACATGAATATCATCGCAATTCATTTCTGACATCAGTGTAGAAACATCCTCTAATCTTGATCTGTCAAAAGGAATTTGCATACCTCCTATCAACTTTGATAGGTCTTGCCTTTGGTAGAGATAGCAGACATACTTACAAACCAAATTCATAAAAGAAGATATATCTGTTGCTGGCTGATATATAATAGGAGGAAACAAGATCAAGCCGGGACAATTAAAAGATTTGGCATATAGACAATTTGCATCACAACAGAACGAGTTAGGTCCATAGAATAACAACCATAGCCACGGAAGAGGATCCACAGGCTGGCAAAAACACCAATGATTTGGGGAACTCAAAAGCTCAAGAGCTTCATTTATAATTACATTTTTATCACTATCTAGGATTTTTTGCCATGTTGACTTTTCATATGTAATATATGGACCTGGAATTTGTTTAGGTAAATTGACAGTGGGTGGTTCCTCCGTAATTAACTCCTGTGTCTTATATGTGACAAGTTTCTGCAATCGTTTGAGTCTCGGGAATGTAATAGATTTGAAGTCAAAATTGTCATAAGATATTTCAGAGTCTGTGATTACATTGTCATCCGGCAAAACATTTGTAACAATCAAAAAGCTGTTCATTGGACTTTCTATGAGTTTAAACTGACCAGGAGTGACAGCTGCAAGTTTAAGCGCAAGATCTACACCTTTCTTATACTTTTTATTAAGTTCAGGGTCTCCATTACACTGAAGTAGTGAGAGATTAAACATGTTATATGCCAAGATGTTACCTAAACTGCACCAGGCATATAAAGACCTCCAAATACAGGATACAGAACAAATACACAAATGGGAAAATAATCCCTTAGTCTTTTGTACCAGTAAAAAGGCAGAAAGATGGCCTCATCCCTTTCTGGGTGTACTTTCTGGAGTTAACCAGTACAGCTCTAATCTTGAATCATATTGTAGACTTTTCAATCCTTATATACCATTTGATGTTAAATGTGCTATGGGAACACCAAGATGCATAAGTGCACAAAGGCAAATGCTAATTGACGGCTTTTCTGATTCTATTCGAGCATTATTTGGAACTAAGATAGCAACAGATCGGGAAGTGAAAGTTGAATTTGAATCTGCACTGTCAACCTACACGTGTTCAACTCAGTGCCGCAAGTTTGAGGAACTCAAAAATTTCATAATCAATCTCTCATCATTTTTAAACGGTACTTATGTATCAAAATCTAATAGTGTAGAACCCTTCCAGAAGCAACTCATTCTACACACATTTTACTTCTTAATTTCAATCAAAGCACCAGAGTCATGTATGAAATTATTTGATATTTTCAAAGTTTATTTTGATTTAAGTGACATGATACCAGAGAGAATGGAAGTATTTAAACAAAAAGCTAGTGTTTTTTTAATTCCAAGAAGACATGGGAAAACATGGATAGTTGTAGCTATAATTAGCATTTTATTAACTTCTATAGAAGATTTACATATAGGTTATGTTGCACATCAGAAGCACGTGTCCAATACTGTTTTTACTGAAATTATTAACACACTGAACAGATTTTTTCCTTCAAAATACATAGAGATAAAAAAAGACAATGGAACCATTTTATTCAAAGCAGATGGTAAAAAGCCAAGTACCTTGATGTGTGCCACATGCTTCAATAAGAATGTAAGCACTTCCTTTTCAAAATTTGACAATTGTATATAAAAAGCCTAGTGAACAGTGCAGATACACGAAGGAGCTCCCAGGGTTCTTTTTTGCATAAAATCTCATCTCCAGATGACGTTACTCCAACAAATATATTTTGTATATTAAGTGTCAGGGAACTGCTAAGGAATCTCAGGCCAACAATACTTCGATGATGTTCTGGATCAAACAGGAGACTAAGCAGGTTGTAATTACCTGTGACAGGCGCATAGTCTGAATTTTTGGCAGAGCATGGCATCAGGCACGGACAATGATGAGACTTTCCTGTACTACCTGCATCTGTCATACCATCCATCACATTTACATGAATACCGGCTCCATAACAAGGAATGCAATCCTCATTGTCACATCTAGTTAGAAGATTGATGATGTGTGTAAGTGATGGAAAGCTAGGGAGCCCTGGACAGCACAATAGCATATCTGGCGACACTACAAAATGTATCAGGTTATGATTTACCATCCATGCACCCCCTTTTCCCAATGGTACAATGCTTCTCGGAGTCACTGGTAAATCTTTACAACTTCGTATCGACTTTGATGTGTTGACCAAGTCCAACATTGTAAAATCTTGTGATAGATTGGATGAAAAGCTTCGTAGCTCAGCTGGTATGATAGTTGGCACAGGTTGGTCCAGTAGGTCTCCAAAATATATCAAACACATGTTATAAGGTCTTGGTAAATGTTTAGTGAAGATCACTTCTGGAGTCACGCAGTCGACGAGAATATTGTTCACATAAAATGTAGCACATGGTTTCTCATTTTTTGGTTTCATCAACATCATTGTGATGTTGATGAAATGGTTTTGACCTTCTCCATGTGGTCCAGTTATTCCTTGAGTTTTCCAGTACGGAGACACAGCTGTAGTACACGTGAAGATTTTCATATGTTTTGTGGTAGCTCCATTTGGAACCCAGATGCATTCCTTGTTTAGGAATTGTCTAAAACGTTGTCTTCTATCTTTAGCTGCCATATCTGTCAACCAAGTACTGCATATCACGGTCTGATAAATCAAAGTAGCCTTTAATAGCGAAACCTCCGGGTATGATTAGCCATGAAACAAGACTGGAAGTGTAGAGTAGACCCACAAACCCAGCGCAGGTGGTAAGACTTTCCACTAAGTCCTCATGTCCCATGATCCGGCAAATAATGCTCTCAATATTTATATCTTTTGCTGCTGTTTTTTCAGGCTTAAGATTCAGTCTAATACCCCAATGAGAACGGCGGCATTCCCATAACCCTATCACATCTAGCCAATAGCCTTCTTGATGACTAAACCTTGCCAGGGCGGCTTTGATTAACCCAGAGTTTTCATTGTATAGGCTTGTGATTGTGACACATGCCTCATAAAAATGAGCGCTAATATCATTTAGCACGTGGGAAGATTTTTCAATGAAGAGGGGAATATTCTGGGTGAGGTTATAACCAACATGTTCACATTCCCTTTCGACAGACGCAATGAATGACCTTACTAATCTGTAAAAATAATCTGCTTCTGCTTTCACAATAAGGAGGGGATCTATTGTGTTTAAATCATTTTCTGAAAGCATGTCTAAATAGGACACTAATGTTTGTTTGCATTTCTCATATGCACAAATCCAAATTCTGTTTCTCGTAAAACAGTGAAGAACAGTAATTGAAACTAGGCTTTCCTCTGTGAATACATTACTAAAAATTAACGTAGGCAGATTTGTAACAATGTTTGCATTTTTGCAATGATCCTTATTACGTTCCTTTACTTTAATCATACGCCCTCTTAAATCTACACTATTTTCAAGAGCCTGATGATACATTGGCCTACACGTCTCATTTATTTCAAGCAAATTATTCAACATACTTTTAGGATCGTATCTGAATGATGTTTCTCTAGTTGCTGTTAAAATGTCATGAAACACGTCTTCCTTATGAGATTGAGTTTGTACCTCCATACTTAAGTCTGGTGACCTGGATGCATGTAGATATCCGGACACAATAGTTAAGTAAAAGAACTTAATAAATGTAGAATCTCCATCTGGGTTATTTATTTTTAGAATGAGAATATTGAATGGATGCCATATATTGTCTTCTAAAAAAATAGGGAATGATGTAGACACTCCTTTTGACAATGTTCCAATACGATGCTCATCATTCAGCCTCCTGGCCCACATTTTAACCCATCTACTTGCAGCCTGTGTCTGATAAAAGACTGTCTGAAATTTTACTTGAAACACATTAGAGTTCGAGGTCCATTCATATGGTGAAAAAATGGCTTCTGGAATCACAGTGTGAATAATTAGATCACAGTAGGCTCGCTTGTATCTCCAGTTATTAATGTGGACATCCATACCTTCCTAATGTTTTTTACTATCATATCATGTTTTTTATTTTTAGTGCACTTAAATAACAAATTTCCATACACAGTTCTTGCAGAATATACAGATATAATGACATGAATATACATGCTACATACTAAGTCGTAGGCATATGTAATTTCACTGAACAAATGTTTACAGTGTTTAAAGCTGGACTTTAGTACTTGCTCAATTGGTTGTTTTAACTCACCGGAACTATCAAATATTTTTGTCTTAATCAAAGTTAAATTAGATCTTGAAAAATATCGCTGAATATCACATTTCAGGGATTCTATGATATTTTCAAAAGAGTGATCCTCATAGGGCTTTGTACATGTGGATATTCCTTGCTCAGATAAGAAGTTTATATTCTGTATATTTTCTCCAATACATTTACCCGTGAAGATGCATACCAAGTTCTCACCTGTGTTGAGAGGTAGGCACTCTGAACCACCATCACAGACATGATATCTGTCACATTGATCACATCTGTAGATAGTGTTCACACCATGGTAGGTTGTTGCCATGTTTATTACTTGTCTAAATGTGCATTGGTGTTCCATAGTGATTACGAAGTATATTGATCTTTTAGAGGCTCCTGTTCATTAGTTAACTTTGTAATCTCCTGTACACACTCTGCACCAAAAAGATCCAATATGAGGCAAAGCAGGTCTACCTTTTGAGTCTGACTCGATGCTATTCTTAATGAAGAGAATGAACTTGCACAATCAGTAATAATTTCATGAAATGACCTATTAAAAAACTTCAGGCATTCATCAATGTCATTCTGTGAAAGTTGACCTTTCATGTTTTTTTTTCCTCTAGAGTATTCGAGGCCAGACCTTTAATTTACTGTATATTGATGAGGCCAATTTTATAAAAAAGGATGCACTACCAACAATCCTGGGGTTTATGTTACAAAAGGATGCAAAATTAATTTTTATATCCTCCTCTAATTCTTCAGATCAGTCAACAAGTTTCCTGTACAAGTTAAAAAGTGCAGATGAAAAACTTCTCAATGTTGTTAGTTATGTATGTAGTGAACATAAGGAAGATTTTAGTCTTCAGGACAAAATAATATCATGCCCATGTTATAGATTACATATACCATCTTACATAACAATTGACACGTCTATCAAAAACACTACAAATCTTTTTATGGATGGCGTCTTTGCGACAGAACTCATGGGAGATGCTGACAACCAACCATCTGTGGCATTTCAGATAGTGAGTGAAGTTGCCATCTCACAATTTGAAATGGTGAGAATAGATACATCATCTGATGGTGTAAGTAAAAATATACATCCAATTGTACATATGTATATAGATCCTGCATATACAAATAACACGGGTGCATCAGGGACAGGTATATCTATCATTGGATGTGTTCAAAATTGCAAGATATTGCTGGGTTGTGAACACTTCTTTCTGAATGAATTGACAGGGTCAGCTTCCCTTGATATTGGAAGGTGTGCAGTTTCGCTAATCAAATCTGTATCACTTCTGCACCCATCCATCAAAGTCGTGCATATTAGTGTGGAAGGAAACACTAGTCAAGACGCAGCTGTTGCAATAGCCAATATTATTGATGAATGTTCCCACATACCTATTAAATTTTACCACCATGCGGACAAAGCAAAAGGTGCAATGTGGCCCATGTACATTATGGGCTCTGAAAAGGCGCAAGCATTTGAGTCCTTCATCTATGCACTCAATTCTGGGACCCTGAAAGCCAGTCAGTCCATCACATCCCACACCATCAAATTATCCTACGACCCAGTGAGTTACTTGATAGAACAAATACGAGCGATAAAATGCATAACCCTAAAAGATGGTGGTCATACATATCACGCCAAAACAAAAAATATGTCAGATGATCTGTTGGTGGCCGTTGTTATGTCCTCCCACCTTGCCAATTCCAGCACCCTCCCATTCAAGGCACTACATAATAAAAGATTTTTTTAAGTTATTTATTTGAAATGTCACTGTGTACCAATCTCAACTTTATCAATAAACAGAAAGAGCTCTGGGAAGGTCAGGAATTCCTCGGTAACATTTTTTGAACATGGTGGTCCTTTCACCGCAATGTAGGAATCAGAGTACAACGCGGTCCAATTAAGATTACATTCCGATGTGTACAGTAATTTTGTCACTGAAGGTATAGAAATAGGTCCCATTCTATAAGCCGAACATCGCCCTCTAGTGAGGATATATGCCTCTGGGTGGCACTTGCTCTGTAGGATAAATAGAGCCTCCAAAAGAATTTCTTCAGCAAATTTCCAGTCCGTTTCATTCCTCTGTGATGTAGTTATGTTGTTATTGTAATGAATTGTAATGTTTTTACAGTTGTCATTATTCATCAAAGTCAGCGCCCATTTCAGTGCTTCATGGTAGTTTCCATCCTGGCCACTATCCTTTGTAAAGTTTGGGAAAAATGAACCTGCTGGGGTTTTGATCATGGGCATGTCAATATCCTTGATACAAAAATATGTGTTGTAACACTCTTTGATGTAATCTTGTATGGGTCCTCTATTACAATGGATTGGATAGCTGATTGGAGGCAAAGTTAACCTAGAAGGTTTTGGTAGAAAATACGGATTTAGTGGAATCGTCCAAGCAATTAGCATGGATATGTATGTGCAAGTAAAAGCAATGTAAAAAAACATTTGCTTTGTTGGATTCATCATACGTCCCTTGTCTTCAGTTGGTACGAATGTGTTGCTTAGCATGTGTTGAGAAATGTCCGAGTGGTAATGGGGCCTGTAAAAAGTTTCTTTGACACTTCCATCGCATCCAGCTGATACCTCTTGCACAGTCCCGTCGTCATGTTTTATTACCTTTATGATAGTACTATCTTCAACTTCCATGATACGGTCAACTTGAAACCCAGCAAGTAGCTAGAAGGCTCTCAGAAATGTAAGAGGAGACTTGCAGTCTGGGACCCAGATTAAATATCGATGCAAGGGTTTGTAAGTATGTCATAAGCATGCCTAACTTTGTTAAATCTTCATAAATACTCACTCTATCCAGATTCTCCACATTCATTTCATCAGGCACTAGTCTTCTAAACAAGCCCAAAAGCTCATGCTCACCATGCCTTACAAGTGAGGTCAGTAAACGGCCACACCCACGAGGAAGCAAAACAGTCATGATTGACAAGTACATAGCGAGATTATCCAACAGGTGCAAACTGGAAACAGTGTCATTATTTTCCAGATTAAGTTGGTAATGTGATCCCAGATAAGTCACATAATTGCAATATGTGATCACTTCCCGCATTAGGGCCGGATTTGGCTCATGTGCCAAAACCCTAGAGTAAATATTAAACAATAGTAATTTTTGTAAAGCATCATGAGCCACATCTACTGGAACTACGATGGGTAAAACAAGAGTGTAGTTATTTGATTCTAACTCTATTGAGTTTAAACTTTTGTCAAACATTGGAGGCATGACACAGAGTTGTATGTTGCTACACCATTGAAAAAATGGTTGGTATACATTTTTTATTTGATAGGCCTTGTCATTCTGTATTTTTGTTAAAACCAAAGAATCTGCATTAACCTCATCAAGAATAGCCAGCGTACACTTTGACAGGTAGTTGAACATTAGTACATAATCCAAGGACGCGTCACATCCTGCGACAGCGAATAAGCCGAGAGACTGTATATTTTGAAATCCATGAGACGCCTCTATAGGAATCACAGCCCCAATCATGTCCTGAAGCTTTGCAATTTCATCTGCATATAGCCTAGATGTCAGAGTAACAGTAATCTTGTTATTGACAAACATGATAGGTCCATTCACTGTTTCAAAGTCCTATTAAAATGAAAACTTATTTCCAATCTTTAATACTCTCTTCACGGGAGCTGTTTCTTCTATAAAATATTGTCCCAAGTGAACTGGAGCATGAGTGGTTTTAGCTGACATGTACTCATCAAGCATTGCCCTATGTGAAGCGGACAATGTCGGAAATGCCTCTTGTAAAAACATGCAGGGTTGCTCCAAAAATAAATCAGTACCATTGATAACAACATACTGCAGTTCTGTGTTGCTGCTTGTGGTATATCCTCCCACTCGCTGAGAATATTCATTTACCATTGTGTAAAAGCTTTTGTTATTTTTCAAGAGCTCTTCTTTGTTAAAAAATGGTTTACAGGGACTATATATTCCAGGTGCTGCTACCTGGCGATATGTGGAATTATACAGAATGTCTCCCAGAGACCCTCGTTGAGATGCCCATGGATTAACTGTAGATCTGTATTCATGAGCAGGGTCTGGCAAAGAATGATCGTATAGAAACTGTTCCGCCTTTTCGTGGTTACTGACATCACAAGATACAACACATGATGCCCGTCCTCGTGGACTGTTAGGTTTCTGAAAATATGAAACATCTGCAGTCACAGGAGTAAGGATTATCTCACATACAGAAAACTGTCCATGTATCACCCCGGGTAAATTGGTAGAATTACCAATACCAGCGATGAATGTCCTAGGGTCTCGCCTGTTGAGAACATTCTCTACTCCAATCTTCTGGGCTATGTAGTTGTTGATATCCGCGTGATTGTAAAGCTCGTTGGGGAAGGTAGCAAATAGATTTTGGCAATGGATACCCATATCTGTAGTGATTGTAGCCACATGTGCAGATGCCGTTGCACTACTATATTTTAACCCAGTGTCCAAAGAGGCAAGTTCATGATGTATGTCAAAGCCTACAGCATCTGCACGTACTTCTCTCCTGCTTACCACAGGCTGACCCACAAACACAGAGGTAGATGCCCTTGAACTGTATATCATATTCTCTGAAAGAACTTCATCCATTCTAACAACTGTGAGTGAGAATCCTGGGTGAATCTTATTTTTTGCCTGACAGATAAAGGCGATGGGAGAGAGCTTATTATGCATAACAGCCAACGTGCTCAGAGTGTTGGTTGTGGGCCTACATGATGTAATGTACTTTGTCATGGGTGCCTTATGCCATTCCGTATACTCTGCCATCAGTTCATCAGGTACATTAAAGGATTCGGGCATCCTCTGCCCGCTGTTTGCCATTACAAATGTCTGAACAGGGTTATTCCAGTTGGCTGCTACTAGAGGATCACAGTAAAACTGATGAAAAGGTATTGGGTAGAAGATTGTGGAAGCCGTAGGTCTGATCCTCTCGGGTATTCCAAAGCAGACAAATGAATTAACAAGTACTGTATGTTCTATGGAGGAATTCCGTTCAGATCCCAATCTCTGACAAGGGTCACGTTCAGCAATAACTCGAACAGCCTGTGAAACTTGGGGACAATTAATGTAGGAAATGGTTAGTGTTCTAAGCATCTCTATAGTAGGATTGATTTCAGATGCTATGAGAACATCTCTTAGAGTTCCATTCTCCAGATTTTCCAGGATTGAATCAGATCCATTAAACATCCTTCCAAAAACGGGTGCATTATAGCCTAACACCATCGCTATATGCTCAAAATCGGCACCCATGCCACACATGTGCCCATTAGTGCACACTGGTAGGAAAATGTAATAGTATATCTTTTCCAGTATAAGGGAATCCATATTGTCCCTGGCAGCTGCCAGTTGTAACTTTTGATAATGGTCATAATTTACCGTATTTCGTGCATTATAAATGTTAGCAGCCACGTTATTAGAGGCTTCCAGGTCCATAATAGTTTCTATAAAATCATCACCACTGTCTCCATTCCCAAACAGAGTGTCTCCCACTCTAAATTTAATTCCAATGTTTTCGTCCAATAGGTGTGAGAAGATATCATCATATGCAAATGGGGGTAATAAATTATTATCAAAGATGGCATTCACGTAACCCTGTATATCCACCCTGTCCATACTTTCTGTACCAATCATCTTCATGAGAGCATGTTTCAGTGTTACAATCTCCCCGATGATTTTTCTATACACTGCATACAGTTCCTTATTAATTATTCCACTGCCCATGTAAGTACAGATGTTCTTCACCATGAAGAAACTATTCACAAAGGCAACATGACCTGAATTTGCCCAGTATGTATTGATACAGAGCGCAATGAGGGGTATATTCATCAAAAACTTTTCCTTCTGCCCATGTATCATCGCTTCCACAATGTAGCATAATATAGGGTAGGTTGCATCAAACGCCGTGCTTTGGATAATTTCCAGGGTAGCATCATCTATTACGTGATTAATATTGACAGCACTTTCTAACTGTTTGCCTCTGGCATCCTGGAAGCCAATGGGAGCGAGTGGTTGTGGTATATTACCAGACATTGTTCTATGGGCATGTCTATATGCCGCACCATTACCGGCCAACATTTCAGCGTAGAAGTCAAACATAGGGTTGAGCTCCATACGCAGTAGCTTGTGGTTTGTGGGATGCAGAAAGTCTTCAGTGGACATGTTACATGTTTGAGCCATTGGAAGACATACCGCAATATGCCTTTTGTCATAGAAATCTTCAACTAATTCAAAGAGGTTCATAGTGTCCATAGGCTGCGATTGCACTCCATAGTCAAGAGCCTCATCAATCTCTGGGAATGCAATCTGCAGGGCTTGTATGGTCGGACCAGGGTTGTGCACTCGGGGATGACATATAGTTCTTAAACAATTCTGGTAATTGAAGCAGAGTGGTGTATTATTTTTGTTGACAACCCAAGCCTCAGTGGATAGGAAGTTATCATCATCCATTTTAATCATGGTAGATGTTGTGTATCTAGGCCGTGACATGTAGAGGCCAACTGGAAAATAGTAAGCATATTGCATTCGTCTATTAAGAGGAAATGGACATTGTGCCTCATTGTACATCCTCTGAAGACTTTCAAGAGCTATGTTTTGATTCCCAATTTTTATAACGGAGATTGGGATAGTTGTTTTTGGAAGTGAACCATAATTATTAGTCAAGCCTTCATAGTGATTAGCTATAGTATCTTGTTGGGTTGGATTATCAACCAACCTGTTCATAAAATTTTCAAATGATTTCATGGCTCGACCATAGCTAACAGCTGTGACCAAATTCTCTCCCCTTATAACATAAGATGCATATGCTGCTGGACCAACTACAGAATCTCTATATTCGCCAAGAATAGAAAGCAATTTTCTCATAATATTGTCAGTGGTTTCAATGACACCCGTAATAGGCTCGTTATTATCTGTAGTATATGTGGTCATACCCTTAAACACGGTCTCTTTGGATACAGAGTTAATAAGATCAGACAGTATTCTGATAATATATTGCTTACTATTTGTAGAGAATTCTGATTTATCCATAAAAAATGAGTGATTAATTAGATGGTCTTTAAACATTGCAACAAGGTCTGCTTTAACAGTCTTTTTAAGACCACGTTCTGTATACACTGGATCACTTAGTGATTGAAGAATGAAGAGAGGTGGTGCATGTCGCAGCTTTACTGTCAGTACAGTATCAACAAGACCCCTCTCCATTGCATCAACCCCAAATTGCAATGCAGATGTAATAGTTTTTACTGTTCCAATGTATTCAGTTATGTCTAAGGATGTTTCAGGGTCCATGTGCATATTTTCAAGGTCTGTCATAGAAAGTTCCATTTCCGCACTTATGTGGTGTTTATTACATGTTTTCATAACAATATATTGTTTTTGTTTGTTGGGCCTTCGACCATCACTGTGAGCAATTGTAGGAACTGATATCTTAAACTGTATTTTGCCATCCACCATCCTTTTCAAGTCTCTAAACTCTGTATTGATACATGATATTGCTAGGGCAGTTTCCAAAAATTTTACAAATTGAATTGCATTTGTATAGACACCCAATAAAACTTCAAACTTTACACTGTTTTCACGTACATCCTTTCCAAGTAGTAACTGGAAGCTCTTAAACAAGCCCTCGGCTGCACTTTCCTTCACTTGGCGTAACAGGTTAGCTTCAGTGAGTGAGTAAGGCAGTGGTCGATTCTCCAGTTTGCTAAGCTCCATGATGACTTCTATACTAGATGATGTATGTTTTTTGCCTGTCCCTGCAAGGCAACAGCTGTCTAACTTCGAGAATTGTGTGGACCCGGTGGATCAAATTCAAATATTCTGCAGCTTGGCTTTAAATAGAAAATTGGACAATCTTCACAACTTGCCTATAATTGCATTAGATAGAATGATGGCTAATGAGAAAACCTTTTATACATGCAGGGCGGTCAGACGACTTTTACTGGGTGCAGTTTCTGTTCCCTGTTGTTATACAGGTCAACGGATGAATAGGCTTCTACATGATAAACAATATTCTGGACCAGGTTTAATAATCTATGATACATCTTACTGTATTTCAAAATGTATTACAACAGACTGTTACATAATCGGCATCCTCAGTTTGGAAGAAAGTGACCCAATTATCGACAGCAATCATGAAAATAGAATGGTGTATATTCCCACATTAGTTAACAGTCAAATATCATGGCCGTTCATGTTTAGGTTGGTGTCAAGATATATAAATATGCATCAGTTGGATGAATGTTTACATTTTTTCCTGAGGGGTCTACCATCAGCCCTGCAGCATATATGCATGTACAATTACTCCTTTTTAACTCTACACCTTAGACAACCGAGCATACAGAAGTTCCCTTTAGCAAAACATGAGTATTTAGATCAGAGCAGGATGTTCTCCATCATAACTTTTCTAAACAGTTGGCCATCAAATGATTGTATTGTGAAACTTAAGCACAAAATCTATGAGAATATACAGTCATTTCCTGAAACATTACAATATCTCTTTTCTGTAGCCACAACTCAGCCTATAACTATGCGAGGCAGCAACATTTTAGCAGATGTTGATGCTGTATCCCTTTTATTTCCAGCATTATCCATAAAGCATTTGAAAAAAGAGCCAGAAAACACCCATAATATCATTACAGTTGTTGAAAGGACTCACTGTAAACAATGGGTTCAGATCCATGGGACAAATGGTATAATGAGAATAGCTTTATGTATGGCAAATTCAGAAAATGTTATCTGTGATAGGTCTATAAACAAAAAATCCGTTGGTATCAAACCTGTTTCTACGGCAAGAAGTCTGGTGGCATGTTTTGAGAAGATGGTGTATGCCCCACGAGATATACCCTTCTTTGACCAACTAGATCTTTATCACTTCCAAGGAATTCCGACACCAGAACCTACCCTAAAGAGTTCATTTCACCCAATAGCACATATCAGTATCAATAATTTTAAAGTGAACGTTTTCAACACAAATATGGTTATTAATACCACCATAAAATGTGGAAAACGTACCACTATTTACCAAAATATCATAAATATACCCAAACTGATAAATAACTTTGTGATTAAAAAATTTTCAGTCAAGGAACCTTCATTTACAGTCAGTATTTTTTACTCCAGTGATTTCTCCATCAAAGCAGCAATTAATGTGAACATTAGTGGTGACATTCTGAATTTTCTATTTGCAATGAATACAATAAAGTGTTTTTTACCAATAGAGGTAATATACCCAGCATCTATTTCAAACTGGAACTCTACACTTGACCTACATGGACTGGAAAATCAGAATCTGGTGAGAAACGGTCGAAGGGATGTCTTCTGGACGACCAACTTTCCATCTGTAGTATCTACAAAAAAAGGTTTCAATGTCTCGTGGTTTAAGGCAGCAACTGCAACAATCTCTAGACTCTCTGGTGAAAGGTTGGTGCAACAGGTGAAGCATGAAACAGCTTTAATTGTAGGACATAAGGATGCAAGAATCAATTTTATTAAAAATAAAACATTTGCCATGTTGGAATCTAGGACAGGATATCAGGTCCAAGCAATACACAAGAGATTTTTAGAGTGTCTTTATGAGTGCTGTTCCTGGTATCGACTCAATACCATGTCTGTATTACACTTAAGCCAGTATGGATTTTTTGACTTTTCTAAAAAAATGATTGCTCATTCTAAAAACAAACATGAATGTGCATTAGTTGGTTATAAGAAGTGCAGTTCCATTCCAAAGGTTCTAGTCAACAATAAAAAAATACGGATAGACGAATGTGGTAGAAATGCCAACTTTATTTCCTATATCAATAAAATCAATCATGAAATGTTCAGTACAAAACAGAAAATTCTTAGGCATATTATAAAGCGCGCCTGTCTCAAGAGAAAACATTTTTCTACATTGAGACCTCTACGGACATGGAAAACGTTTTGAAGATTTCCAATCCTGCTGCAAAATTTATTAATGGAGCTGTTGAGATTTCAGAAAAGGTTATTTTCCATGTCATTCATTCAAAGACGCTGTGTATGATCTTGGGGCAGCCGGGTGAAAGCTTACCCATTTCTGTTTTGTTTTCCTGTATTGACAAAGCTGCAAAGAATGAATGTGTGCTGCATCAGAAGAATAACCCGAGTATCTCACTCGTTAGAATACTCCTGTCCCCTCACCCTTACATATCTGGGTCAAAATTATGTGTTGGATTTCAACAGGCCAATAACATCATCATCTTTTACAAACAGCCCATGATTCTAACTGATGTGTTTGCACCAGGTCCTGTGAAACTGAACACCACCATCATGATCAACTCGAGCTTGCAACTTGATGGTGCTAAACCCCTTTCTGATTTCACAGACTATGACCTCATATTTTTTGAAAATGTCAAGAAAGTAAAAATTGATGAATCTCATAACCAATTCAAAGAGTTTGATCCGGAGGAAGCACTCATTTTACATAACCGGAAAATTGTCAGTATCTGTAAACCCATCATGAAAAAGCGTTCTCCGCCATATCCAGTAAATCCAGATAAGGCAAGATTACATGCTCAAGTTTTTTATGCAGCTTGCCATATGCCCTCCATTGGAAAAAGTCCAATTGGTCCTTTTAACAGTATCATGATTATGTTTAGATCTCACAATACCTTGCGGATTATACCAAACATCTCCATCAATGACATACAGAGACTATTTATTAAACATGTGCTTCTATATAGAATGGGTCTTGAAAACTGCGTGGAAGACTTTGTTCAAGTGTTTCAACAATTGGAAGATGTGACTGAGACTCAGTATGATTTTTTTGAACATGTCATTGAATCAAGCAAATCACAAGTGGAAGATATTGTTTTTTCTCTCAATTGTATTAGCAAACACAAATTTCAAGCCCGTGTAGTTTTAAAAAAAGATTGTTCTGCTATTAAATTAGCACTGGAAAAATATTTCTTGATGTTTCCAGCCGTTGATAAAGAAAATGCCATTAATTTTAGTTCAAGCATCATAGATATAATCTGTAGGGGTATATCGTTTGAAAGATTAGTTAGGTTTTTAGAAAAATATCTTACTATACAAGAAGTAGCCAGAGAAACAAATTTGATTAAAATCTTTGCTTTATTATCAATATAGAAGTTTATATACAATTTTATAAAGCAAAAACATCGCTGCGCAAAATGCAATAAAGAATAATAATATTATAAGCACATTCATGGCTCGTCCTTTGTATAACCCTTTGATTTCAATAACAGTTCCATTATTCATTAATAACAAATAATGTGTGTGCATATTTTGGGAGTCAAAGAAACTAGAGTGATCAGAAAACAGGTAATTTTGTACTTGTTGGCTAGTAATAAAGGCCATTGTTTCTATACCATCATACTCATCATAGCTTAAAATTGCAGAGTTGCACATTATGCAGTGTTTTCTGGGGCGTGTGATATTATGAACTACTGGGATCTTACTTGTGGTTTTAGCTAGGCTATCATAAATGCATCTGTCATTTGCAACTACTGTTACTACCATGCTAGATTTTAAAAAGGTTTCGGATACATCATAGGTTTTACCATAAGCTACAACATCATGGGAAATGACAAATGTGCAGGTATCAAATGGAATTACGAGCTTCACTTTTGAGGGATCTGTAATGCATCTGCTTATTGCCAAATTACTCAAAGCTATTTTATTAAAGTGCCCATGCAGCATGCCAAACATGATTCCAATACCATATTTCATCTCATCATCCGAAAGGTTGACATCCTGCATGCTTTCAATTGCAAGTTTTTCCTTAGTGTAATCAAAGCGCAGACTCATATAACATGGACTAAAGCTGTTATATAGATCCAGATCATGCTCCTTTGCCCAAAACTCCACATCCTTGGAGATTTCTGATGCACTACACATGGATGTTATCAACCGATATAACAGCATAAGGTTGGGATCACTAAAAGTGCTGTTTCTGAGATCAAATTTGGACATTGCCAAGTAAATGTAAAACAGAAGTTTTCTATCAGAATATGCAAGTGTAAATTGCTTTACATAGTCTGTATATATATCCAGAACAATACGAGTGATCCCATAAATACTCTTTGATGAAATATATGGAAGCAAATCTGCAAAATACAAAGTCTTTAAGAACCATTCCCGATCTGTCATTTCAAATGCCTCTTTTTCATATACAGGCATTCCTGCAATTAGTGCAGTAGCTGTTCTACTTATTCCATTAGACTCAAACCCCCTTCTGTAGAAACTACTAAAGCATAGCTCCATAAGATGTGAAGTGATTTCCAGCTCAAATAGTGTATTAATGACACAGTCAAAGTCTAAATAATGCTCTTTTTGCGCTTCAACTTCTACACCAAACCTAAAGTACATTACTATGAACTCAAAGAAAAATGTGATGAAGTCTGTATCCATTCTCAGTTCGTCACAACCACCATTTTTGATAAACATAATCAAATATGCCTGTAGTTTAAATGCTAGATTTTGTACTGATACATCAGTCACACCTTTAAAGACACTCTCCCAATTTGGTTTGAAATAGTTGTAAATATGTGCAAAATCTTCGAACGTTGAAACAATTATAAGTGAGAATCTATCATTTCTGGCAACAGTCATTTGATCCATTGTCATGTATCCTTTAACAGATGGTAATTTACCATTATCTCCAAACAGCATTGTTAATGTATGCTGCCTGTTGGAGGTTTCTTCTCTAATCAGCGTTGTATACATCCAATGTCTTGTGATAATTCCTACCAGCTGATACTTTCCTCTTAAAAATGTGACACTCATGTAGACTATATTACTTCTGATAGAATAAAATACATTGTGATTAATAGAATCACGTTTGAATACATTAGAGAGATAGAAAAATAACTGTGTCCATAGTTGGTCTGCTCTGATGCCAATATGATGCCTTTTATAAGATTCTAATGAGTTTGGGAAAATGCCAGAACTAAAGTTAACCTTATCGTGACCTTGAAAGGGAGGGCACATGGCAGAGGATCCATTTCCATGAATGTAGATGGGATCTTTGTCCACTTTATAAACTGTATTGTATCTGGTCAATGTGGTCATAAGTGATTCAGACGGGTCAGTTTCATTCCAAAGTGCCTCCAACTCTTGAATTGGAACGTGTTGCAATATAAATGTCCAGTTGACTGTAAACGTAATGTTACTTGGGTCAATCTTTACCGTCAGTAAATCCACTAGTTGTTTTTCGTATTCAGATACAGTTTTAGATGTTGCTACTATGGAGCTAGTTGGTGTAGGTAATTCATGAGCATCCTCTCCTTGTGCATTAAAAGTATGCTCAACTGATTTTGCAGATGGTGTTGACATATAAGGGTATGTAAATAAATTGGACGATGGGTTACCAGATGGTACTATAGCATCAAGGCAATTGGTGTAGCATACAAAGAAAGATTGCAAGGCAGCTGCTAAAAACAAAAATCTAGCCATTTAACTGCTTGTATGCTTCTTTGGACAAATTCTTAAGAGCACTCCAGTCGACAACATGTGTTTTAATACCAGAATTTTTCATGGCCTGTGTATAAATGTTCGTCCACGCCCCAGTAACATCATCCTCAAACTCAGAAACATCTACAACTATAAACTGTAACTTTTGCAGCTCATAACAAAAGTTGGTGCATATCTCAATAAGTGTACAGTCATGACTAAATGGCCTAATGACCTCCTCAAGTGTAGCGAAGATGCTCTTAGACCAAATTCTATAGGCCATATCATATGCCAATTTACCTTTGTTGTTGTTTTGACACAGTAGTCTTACATCAGTCAATGCTGTACAAATCTTTACTACATCAGTGACTGAGAAGTATTGCAGAAACAACCATGCACAGTATGTAGCATGAAATGCAGCCTTTACTTCTTTCAGGTGTGCAAGGTCAACAAATCCTTCATACTTTCTAAATCTGCGCTTAAGCCTCTTATAATTTACCTCGATATCTAGGGACATTAATACAATGGTATCACCATTGGCTGCTGTAAATGTGTTCAGTAGATTAATAAAGTCATTAAATGACAGCATGCCCCTTTTGAGAAGAATCAGTGGAAAGACTACAGTGGCGGACAGTGGGTGTCTGTCAAAAATAACCCACTTGTCAAACGGGGTCACAGGTGCTGATGGGCTGTCTGGATGCATACATCTCTGTTTGAAGCTCCACATTGTTTTCAAAGGAGTCATAAACTTTACCTGACATGCCAACAGTTCTGCAGATGCAGACTCCTTACCAACTCTGTAGTATTTGTTTAGTTTGTATATTTGTTTTAGCACATTGTTGTATACCTTGGTCCAGTAATACATGGGCTCTGGAAATGTAATGATACTGTCTTCCTCTATTACCTGTTGTAAGTGTGTAATCATAGTGGATTTACCTACAGCCATTGCACCTTCAAAATACAGACAACATGCTCTTTTAAAGTTATTGCTTACACCTTTTTCAATTAGACATACCGGTACTGCAATGTTTTTTGATCCCTTAGTTGGACCATTGACCTCAACGCCATCATTTAGAGTTAAAACAGAAAATAGACTTCCACTCAGTTCTTTTATCCGCATGGCATGCAGCGCCAGTTTTCCACTACTAGATTTCATCTTCTTTTTGGCTTTTGTGAGACTTAGAGTTGGACTCAGTTCAAGCTCTCTAGAAGATGTATCCAAGTCGGGTATCTGTTCATATACATTTTCCTCAAGCTTACTACAACACTTGCTAACAGATGATAGATAGTCCAATGGAATTTCATCATCCATTTCACAATTATTCTTTTTTTCCAACTGATCAATATTATAACTTGTTCTTTCTTCGTTTCTAGGAACCCTGAAACTATCAGATCCTTGCGGTGCTAACATTGGTGGCCATATTGGAACCTGATACGTCTGAGACGGTACATCAAATAGTGACTGGTGAACCAATTCTTTTTTATATCTATTATTTTTGTACCTTGGTACAGGTTTAGGAATCGCATCCGGGGGTTCACTGAAATCATCATTAACATTATCTTCTGAAACACCACTTTCCCACTTGCTCTCTGTGTTAAAAGTAGTGTTTTCACTTGGGTGTTCCCACTGCTTTGGTATATCATAGTCTTGCCGTCTTGGGAAATCATAATTTTCAGACTCAGAAATAGTCGGCATGTCTAGTGTATCAAAAAAATCAAAGTCAGGCCTGTTCTCCATGCTTACGTCTTGCCGATCTTCCTTTCAATTAAGTGAATTACCTGATAAAAGAAAGAAGGCGGGTGTCTTAGCACATAAACGATTCTACAAAAAAATGTTACAATATGCAACATTTACACATTTGAGCAATTTTCTAAACATTACTCACCCTTGTTCAAATGATGTAAACTTCAGAATTTTTTTCGAAGTGACTTTAGGTTCAAGAATTGCAGATTGTATCGTGTTGGCAGTTTCCAAACAAAGCAGGGTTTGCTATGTGATTGAATTAAAGACTAGCTTGGGCAGCAAGTTTATTCTTAACCAGGTGAAGGCTGCGCAGGTCTCAGAAGGGTTGGCCCAACTATCAGACTCAACCAGATATTTATGCAATCACATCCCCAGAGATATACAACCTTGGACTATCATCCCACACCTTCTATTTAAATGTCAGAAGACACTATCGACTATCTATTCAGAAACACCCAAGATTAAAACAGTTCAAGTAAACACAAGAGGAGACAAACTGTCTGCATTTTTACATGTAAGAGAAGATGCAAGCATTCGAAAATCCATCACACTTAATAAGAATAAAAAAAAAATGGCCAAAGGGAAGTTCCTTGTGGTCACCCAGTCCAAGGCAATACCTAAGCATAAACCCAGACTGGTTAAAAGATGCCAAAAAGGTAGCCACAATACACAGAACCCGCCTACAAAACAGACAGTTCAACCTCATCAAGGCCCAGCTTATAAAAGCGGAATTAGACAACATGTTAGAGATACATTTAAAAAACACCAACAGCATTAATCATGACTTAGATACTCTTAAAGAATTTACAAATATGTTAACACTTAACACTAACAACGATGCACTTTCAGCACACCGGTTAAGACAGGATAATAGTCATTCTGATGAAGAACAAAGTTCCAATTTGAAGAACACGCATGTTTACACAGTGACGTTAGTTCCTGGTGATTCAGGTTTTACATTTGTTAAAAACCTTAGGGAGGAGTTCATAGCAAGTCTTTATACATCTCCCAATATATGGTTACCCTCATATGGTCCATGGTTTGCATCAATGACAGCAAATGCAATGCAAAGAAGGGTGTTCCCAAAGGAGCTTAAGGGATCTACCAATTTAAAAAACTCAACTTCTCTAAAGCTCATGGTAGAAATTCTCAATACTGTAGCATCCATCAATGTAGATGTTTATTCTGATGAGAGGCATATGTCCGATTTATGTGCAGGCTTGACTATCATCAACGCCTATTTTTGTAAAACTACTTTGTCACCATACCCAAAGACCATTCAGGACCTACTAGATAATCTAGGATTAAAGATTGATCACCTAATTGGTGATTTAAAGAAACTATCACCTCCTGGAAACTTTAAATTTACAACTACCAATTTACAGAGAACCTCCATTGCCCCAGTAGCCAATGAAGCAAAATACAGCAGAGATTTTTTTTCTGGTCATAAAATTTATAACATCCTCTTAAAATCTAATGTGATTTTTTCGTTAGATAGAACACGAGTTCCTGGACTAACAGATGGACTTGATGTGATATATGCAATCACCTCCACCATTTTTTCAGAAAATATTCCACCATTTATTGCATACCAATTTAATCTAAGAATTGGAATCAAGGCTGTAGAGTACCTCATCCTTATCTATCTTATCTTAAACAACGCTCAAATTTCTATACCGGAAAACCGACGATTAAATCTTAGGACACTATTGGGATCCATGTTTACTCAGGGTGATCTCAAACAGACTGTCTTCAAAAAGGGACAGATATTTTCGTTCTTAGTCACCAATTACATATATCCCATGCTTCAATTTTATCCAAATATTTCAACTAGTGAACTTTTCCCAGGCTTGGTCCTTGTTGCCCTGGAAACGGGTGATATGATTAATGTGGACCCAGAAAAACATTTTGTAAATCTTGCAGGTGTCAAATACAACAAACTTTTTAATGTAATTAACCAAAAAATATCATTTAAGGATCCCAGAGAACTCTTGATGGCAAGGGCAGAGCTGAGATTATCTTTAGAAGATGGACTAGCATCCATCCTATCCAGTGTCTCACCAATCACCATCATCTCTGATATTATAAAAACACAATTTGGTGGTAATGATGATTATGACAGGCTATATTTTTTAGTGTTTGCCTGTTTACCTGTGTCCACTGCTGTAGTTTAGAAGAATGCTGTTGTTGAAGATAAAAATGTAATCCAACTCGTGCATATGTTGCATTGTGCCGCTAGATGGCACTGCTCCATGTAAAGACATAATATCTTTCCATATCAAAGATGAAAGTCCAGAGTAATTGTTTGATACAGACTCTTCAAAAATGTCATATTTGGGTACAATGTGCCCCAATAACATCATATAAAGAATAAAAACCATACTTACAAATTTTCTTACCCATGGTTCCAACTTCGGAATTCCCCAAAATACCAAACAGAATCCCAAAATCATCAAAAGTCTCGATGGAATAACACTGCCCATGTTAAACAAAAAGTTGCCGTCACTGAGATTCTGTATATCAATGTTAATGTTTTGAGAAATGCCTATTTGTTGGAGGATATCCACAAACATTGCCTTTAGAATTTTAGGGTTTGAATTTATAAACAGCCAGAGGTTTGCTCTTTTTGCAGAGTCTTCAAGTATATCAGAATGTATGTTCATACGTTCACATGTATCATAAACCATTTTCCAATATTCGATGGGAACCTTCCTACTCAATAATTTGTCATCACGCACAGCACAATTTGTCACTGCTTCTCTTAGCAAGTACATATTCAATGTAAACTCGTATACCTTATTAAGCATAAGTTGACAGTACCTTAGCTCATTCATAGATAATGTATTTAAACTTTTACCCATCATTAATTTCCAAAGGAGACCCTTCAAACCATTACTCATAGGCCTCCCTTCAAACACATATTTTCCAAGCATGGTTATTTTTGTGGCAGGGTTTGTGGATATCTCAGAATTTCCGAAGAGTGATCCCTCTCTTTATCTTGAAGAAACAATATGGAATAACTTCCTGCCTATTAAAAAATCTATTCCTCTCACCATAGAACATATAGATGCTGCCCAGATAGGTTGGGTCTTGGGACTCTTCTTTACAAAAAAAGGATTATTCTCTGTTTCTGTAATCAATGCAGAAGAATTTATAAGTCTTCTTGATACACTATATGATAAATCTGAGGTTGCACAACAATCCTGTGAAAATCTTCCTTCCAGTCCAAAACTAGAAATTTTACATTCATGGTTACCTGAACTCTCTTTATCTTCTATCCACCCGGATCATTTGCCGAATGATGATGTTAGTCATGAACCATTTCATCATGTATCAGTTTGTGCACTCGGTAAGAGACGGGGTACCGTGGCAGTTTATGGTGATACACTTTCTTGGGTCTTGTCAAAATTCAAATCACTCACATGTGATGATATTGATAATATCACCAGACAATGTCAAACTATGGTCTATCCACAGATAACTCATTTCAAAATCAACATTGAGGCTTTATTAGGAAAGGTAATTGATGCATGTTTCATCAACAATAGATTAAAATTACTAAAAATGGATAGGTTAACAGCAAATATAGACCATTCAACATATTTAAAGGCCAGTACAAGCCCAGATGTCTTACAAAGCACTTCTCCCAACGGGTGCATATCAGACAAAAGAAGCCAGGATATTAAGACTCGGAAGATGGCTCTACCGCCTGCAGAAGATTTGATACATGTGCCCAAATCCACCTTTCTTAGTATGTTGGAATCTAGCCTTACAAAAACAAAGCAGATCCCTAATCAGTATGATTATCCACCAGTATATGGCAACAACTGGCCCATTTTTCATACCCCGAATCCGATGCATCTCCAACACCCTCAGAACCCTATTATGCAACCATATCCAGTTCCCCACATAATTCCTCAGTTCTGCGCAGATCCACAAGGCACTCCAATGTATTATGTACCCGTAAGTACAAGTAATGGAAATTTGAATTCTTATGATCCATATCAGAAGAACACTCCCAAAACAAGCAAGCGGAAGAGAGAATCTGTTGAAGAAGAAGCAGTATTTCCAGGCGAGGAGTCAACTCTAATTAAAAAGGATCTCATTTCTCTATCAAAGAGTATATCTGAAATTCATGATGAATTAAGGCAATTGAGGCAGACCCAACAAGTTCAACATACACTACCATATTATTCTAAATGGCCGTATTATTATAGCTATCCTCAATTGACCCAGCAGCTGACGGTCCCCCAGGACACAGCTGTCAAGGATTTATCTGTGGTTAAGCCAGAGGAAGCCAATGTTGCCACTGAAGCAGAAGTGAAACCCCCAGAGCCGTCGCAAAATACTGTGAACGCTAGCTGTAAGCCCCAGTCTATTCCACCCAACACACTACAAAAGCTCTTTTGTGAAGAATTACTCAATAAACAGTAATCAGTTTCAATGTTTTATTTAATTCATAAAGGGGACGGGGGCATGAGCGGGAACTGTCAATACTGGATGTAAACAACAAAGATCATACACTCTTTTTAGGACCACCCATAGAAGGGATGCAATAGCAAAGACCTAAATGTATGTCACCAGTATAGTTCCTCGCAAAACATGGTGTATGTTTTGCTATATGCTAATAATATATGGAGGAAAATTAAGAGTAATGTTTTGTGGGTTTAAAAGGCTATGGATGCAATCAGCAAAGAACCACACTAAGCGAAGAGTTCCCACCTTAGGAGGGCTGCAATAACAAAACATCTTCAAGTGGTCCACCTTAGCCTATCAGAGTACCTGTGCCGCTGCATGGGTTGCATACAGCTAGGTACAGACCTGGTATGGGTTACATGGTTTTTCAAGACCCATCCGTCTTAGAAAGAGGACACAGATAATAAAATTATTTTAGGTGTCAAGATATAGGTCAAAAAGCAATACGTTGTATGCTAGAGTCTCAGGCGTATGTAGACACTGGAAAGGGTCCGGTTTCTTGCTATAGTCAATATATTTGGTAGACTTTCCATCTCTTCAGTTGACTGTGAGGTCTTGATTAGAAGAGGTGAAGTATTTGTATCTAAATTCAAGTTCTCTTGCATAACTACTTCAGTTTTTATAATAATAGGCTCTGCAGACAGGCAAAGAGGTGTTGAGATCATTCATTAGTCTTCAGTAAACCTTTTGAAGGAATTAACATTTATCTCATGCGTAAAGACTTCATTGGTTGTAATATCTCTGCAGATAGTCCAAGTAAGTGTTGCACATCATTCATAATACACAGTCTTCAGCAAACATTTTGAGGCAATTTGCACATCAGGTAAGATAACCAATCTCATATTCAACATAGCTTTACATTAAGTGGGTTTTTATTTTAAAGTTTTTCACATGGGTTCCATAGCAAAACCCAGGCACAGTGCTTGTCTGATGCTTGGTACTACTTTGGGCTCTTTATATGCATAACTTTGTAGCAAATAATATCACATCTGTATTTAATTAACTAACAACAAGAATTAAAAGCATGGACAAATTTTCAAAATACTGCCTGTGAATATACAAGGATGTTTTTATATGTAGAATATCTTAAGTACACCGAAAGAATAATAAAAAAGGAATGCCTGCAGAAAAGGGGAAGCTACATAAAATGAATGACGCAGGTTATTTCTGAACCTCAGCCAGATAGGATATCCTGGTACATTGGAAAGACCCTAGTTTCGAATATTTTTAGTAACAGTCACTGACAACTTCCTTTTAGGTTCTTTGAAGCGTGTGCTTTGTTGGAGAGTTGTTCAATCCCCTAGAGATGATGATTCCCCACCCATAACTACCAAATATGTAATAGCCCTTTAAACCTGTCCCTGTAGAATACTTTGTAGGCAGTCACATTGTTTGCTAATTACACAATTACAAATGTGTTTGGAATGCTGTTTCTGAATTACAAATGTGTTTGGAATGCCTTTTCTGAAGTATTCCAAACACATTTTTAATTGTGTAATTTTGTATTGATGTTTGTTTATGACAATACATTGATTTAACTGCATACCGTGAACTCTTAAGCATTGTCTGAATAAATACTACCGTGCCAGCTGTGTTACAGAGAAACGGCGGCATGTTGTAGTATTGAACAGATAGTGTGTGCATTTTCGCCAAATCTTCATTCTTTCTGTATCACAAATATGTGTAACGTACCACAGATCCATGGAGTATAACCTGTTCTATGGGGGCCGTCTAAGTCTCATTTCAAGACAGATGCAATTGTATCCTCAAATACATTGGCCATGTTATAGTATTTCAGAGAAATTGATGGCAGCTGTTGGTACATAGATTTACATTGTTTTGACAGTTGTTAATGGAGAAGACGCCTGCCCAGTCAATAATATTTGGGTGGCTGCTTCCCCTTTGGCTATTGTCGATACATACTCTACCAGATACCAGTAAGAGGTTTATACCCAATGTCTATATCCTACTATATCCCTTTCTGTTTCAAACTTTATTCTATGGATTTGAATATTGTGCTATCAATTACTTTCTGGGAATGTGGAATACTATGCAAAAGGACAAATGATCCTCAAAAGTGGTCTGAAATACTCATAGAATGTGATGCTATAAAATGGAGTTCCCAGTCTACTTTCAGTCATCCTGAAAATGACAACTACCATCAAAACATACTTCATATTTCAGAGTAATTTTGGGTTATTACTACAAATATCGAATACTGTAAGGTTCACTACCAAATGTCTGTCAAGTAATGTGGTTTGCACTGAAAGTGTCATGACTCCAATGAAGTTTCAGTGAAAATAATCTGATATCGTGCAAGTTTCACTATGTGTACAAATACCACAAATCTTTCAGATGAACTTGAAGCAAGATATTTTTATTAGTGAGTGTGATGCAGTAGTAGGTTTCCCACAGTCATAATACACCACTAATCATCCACAACATTTACCCGACATGATGTCTTAGACAGTTTGGTTAACTTTGTTGCATTGATGTGAATGTTCCCCGGAAGAACTATACAGGTAGATAATTTACCTAGTAACGATTTGGGAAGCACATCTGCTAATATGTATTTCTCTGATAAGATAAAATAAGCTTGGCCAAGTTGTATCCCACTAGTCAATCTCTTGGGAAACGGGGAATTATTTTTTACTAATATTTGAGCGGTAGACTCTGGTAGCCATTGACATGTTTCAATTTCAAAATCAACATCTCCCTTTGGAATATTTACAATAAATGCTGTAATATAAATTCCCTTCATGCAGAAATATTTGTTTGTATATTCCACAATTGTTGCACAGTTTCCTGGAATAAGCACATTTGGTCCCATATAGACGATAGGTGTAGAATGCTCATTCCATCTCCATGGCATATTAACATAGGGATTAAATTTAAAACTTAGCAGTGCACGTTTTATCATTGACATTTTCACATGCACAATTTCCTTACTCTTGACAGGCAAATCAACGTTCATATAAATCTTACAATAATTATGGCCATACCTGACCGCATTAATGGCACATATAGAACCTTCTGATATATGTATTCTGCACACTCCTTTCATAAACTTAGTTCTCTGTGTCATTAAAAATGGAAACTCCTCTTGTTTAGACCATACCAACTGACCACAAACATGCAGAACAGGTTCATCAGAACACAGCTCACTGGCCTCCTGGCTGCAGGATTTACCCATATGACATGGAGTTTTATCATACAGACACTTTAGATTCAGGCCTTGGGGTATTACAATATCAAGAGGAACAATGTAAAATACCAACGAACCCTCCACAACATTGACATACTGTGGATGCTTGACTTCAATATTGATGTCTGAAAACGAGTTTGTAAGAAACTGCAAGTTGGTGGCTACTTGATTATCAGGATCTCCAAATATTAAAAACTTTAAAACTGTCTGCTTATATTTTATCAGTTCGCTGCTGTAGAAATAACCAGGAATCACATCCTGTAATATATTAGCCAAGCACATACAGGTTGGTAAGTGGGTATCATTGGAGGTGAGTTTAAATCCTCTGTTATTTGTAAATTTCACATATGTATTGAAAACAGTAAATGTCCACAAAGACTCCGTCGTCTGCCTCTTGAAACGTTTTGTTGACATCCTCAAGGTTTGTGTCAACGGGATGCTCATCACATCCATGTTTAGAATTTTCAGTATATCATACACTCTTGTTCACAGGGTTCTCGGCGCGCAATATGATGAGGCCATGTGAATATGGACCGATCACCTGGAATGTTAATTTCTTGCCAGTGTAGTGAGTTATTTGCAATGTCAAAATATATACTATCAGCCGGTTCACAGGCACTGTCTTGGCAACTGATTATTAGCCCTAGAGCCACCGGCTGATTGTCATTAAGTGTCACCCATCTATCACTTATATTGTGAATAGTCAATACAAGGGGTGTCATCGGTTGCCATGTTTTAGATTCTGCGATCCACAATGAAGACTCACTTAAACCACAAATAGCAATCTTTGTTCCTTTGGAAGATGACTCATATGTAGCATACATTGTTTTAATTTTGACCTTAATGCTCTCATGCGGCTTCATTGTCTTTTGCTGTTCTAGATAAATGGGTAGAGCCTTTGAGTCATAGCCACAACTCATCCAACCAAAATAATGTAAAAAAATAATTTCTGGACTTATGTCAAATGATACAGTGGCTACAACGTGTACATTATCCTTCTCTGGATTAAACAATGTCATGCTGAATCGCAACATCTCATGATCGATTCTCTCAACTAGAAGTGTTTTAACAGCTGCCACCTCAGCATTGTGGTCAATACATACTATATCCTTCACATTCATAAAGTCCCATGGGAATTTCCCCCTCACTAATAATTGATACACATTCTTGTCATTTCTCTTGGCCAACCCTGAAATTTCAGAACTTTTATATCCGCTATAAGTCACATCTAATTGTGGGCTGGCATCCACTACATCATCGCCCTGATATGTGGCTATGGTGCATGATACTTTGGAATGGTGGATAGGTGTTACAAACAATAGAGCAATTGATAATTCTCCAGCCTTTATTGTTCGTGAATTTGTTTTTATGAAAATAGAGATATCACTACTATAATCAAGAACACAACTTGGTAGAATTCTATACTGTTGACTTTGACCACATTGAAGTATTAAGGCACATGACATTTGTATCTCTGAAATATCAAAAAAAGATTGAACTAGTCCAAAGGAAACAAGCTCGTCAACTAAATGCGTTACTGAGAAGGGCAGGTTAAAATGCGTCATTGTAGGACGAAAGTTCATGTCATAATTGTTAACCAAGATGAAGCGTCCAAAGTTAGCTTTGACAGTCCACAGGCCTAGGTCCAGAGTAGTGGAGCCAAGATCCATAGCTTTAGCTTTAAATGGGAACAAAAAATCAGTGAAATAATTATAACATTAAGCAATCAAATATTTATATCAGTACATTACCACCCCACAGGTAAGACCACATACCTGACATTCTACGACTGTGATGAGCCGCCACTGGGCCGGAAGAACACCACTGTTTCCAAAAGAACCCTTTTCAAATGCTGAGATGCAACTAAAAACACAGCTAGAATGCACAGAACTGTTAACTGCATCAGGTAAGCACCAATGCCAGTTGCAAAAGATGATGGACATGTATCCTGAAGGTTTGCAGCTTGTTTAAGTGATGACCATATCAACACCACCCAGGTGCCACATATGAGGATGTTTACAAGTATCAGGTTACAAGCAACTGCTTTCTTTCGCTTAAGTTTGGACAGGAGTATTTTCCAAAGTGTATAGATTGTAACCAACAACACTATAAGCAGACATATTATAAAGTAAACTGCCCTCAATATAAACTTAAGTTTCAGGCTTTCAACACTTATAGCTTGGCGACACTTGAAGGACTCATTACCTTCAAAGCTCAAAGTAGTATAGTCAGATCCAAAACTAACAAAGTTAGCAACAGTGAGTATCAGACATAATAGTATACATGCAAGAACAAAGACAAGTATCTGCCGTTGTGTCATTCCACCTCTACTTCCCCTGAACAATGCAAGACACCGATCAAAACTCATACCAACTACAACAGCCGATGTTAAAAGCATTGAAAAAAGTAGCATACATTCAGTAAGAACGCATTTCCAGGTCCAGCCGGCAAAATCCTGCAAAATTCTAGATAGTGTAGCAAATAAGTATGCAAGAACATAGAATGTCAGCCAGATATTAGATGTAGGTCGCAACCTAGCCTTGTATACAAACAACCAAAGAAAAAACAAGGCTGCAAATACCACTAAAAATTGTATTACATTTCCTATCCAAAATACAGCAGCATTATACACATCAGGGCATGTTTGATTACCAGTCATATTTTTCAAATCAAGAGGAGTTGACAATTCCATTGCAGTCATATAACCCACAACCCCTCCAGTTGAAGTTGTCAAGGAAGATAGAAAAATTTGAGTATACATGCAGCGTCAAAACCCTAAAGGGCATCATTTCCTCATATAAGGGTGTCATGTTTGGTTACCATGGTGGCATTCCTTATATGTAATACCTATTTATATTCAATGCATCAAAAATATTTGAAATAACCAATTCAACTCAAATTAGATTATAAACTTCTAACTTTTATTTTTTTACATTATACAGTTATTCAGGTTTAAATATATATTAAATCTGCTGGTAAGGGTTCCACCTGGTGGTTACAAAGTTATAAAGCAGGTTTACTGTTGCTGCAGTGTTATTCTCAAAAAGGCATTGAAGGATATTGGCCACTCCATGTACAATCTTATCAAAGTACAAGTCACTGGCAATTGGAATATTATTGGCCTCCACAAATGCTGGATCTTCAGCCATTTCTGAGATCAGTGATCCCTTTCCATTAATAAAAACATAAGAAATCCGATCATGCACCTGAGGTGGCTCTTCATTTCTCAATATAATCTTTTTATAAACTGCAAGATGTGGTAAATTATAAGATTTATAACAGGAAAAATCCTTGTTTAATTCTGTCGAGTAGATAAGTGTCTGAATGGGAACCCTATTAGCACTCAGGTCTTTGTATGCAGCGTTCAAAATATCAATAATTTTCATAAATCCTTCTGGCAGCCCTTCTTCAAAACACCTAGATATCTTCCTTTTGGAAAGAAGATTTGCAGCTTCTTTCACAGTATTATCATTTAGTACTAAATGTAATACAGCCTTGCATGTTTCCTGTACATAAGTACATGCAGTCTTCCGCACCAAATCCACACCTTTCATTAAAATCTTACCACTCGAAAGTATACCTATATATCTTTTCTTTGTAAGCAACAAAAGGCAGCCAAAAACCTTCTCAGACTCCAGTTTAATAGGGCTAACAAATAGCCTTTCTGTAATATGTTGTGCAAGTTCATCTCCAAATGCGACAATTTGATCCATGTTGTATCTGGGACAGTTTATAAAGAGTGAGTCCGTGTCTCCATAAATCACCTTGAAGGGTTTATCAATGCTGTTTGGTGACTGAGGCATAAAGCCAACCTTACAGATGGAATGGAGATCCTCATGACTTAAATTCTCTACAAATACTTTTGTCTTTTCCAACATGGCCCTTCCTTGCATAGTTATGGTCTCTGCAATCTTGAGACAGGGCAGCATACCAGATGCAACACCAGTGAACCCATACACAGCATTGCATGTCACCTTAATTGCAAGCTGCTGTTTATCTAAAATTGTCCTGAGCTTTGGGTCAGCACATGCTGCTAATTCCTTTCTGATCATTTTTCTCTTAGCCAGCCATGTTGTAAGCAGGTTAGACAGAAGAGATTCTGATATATGTTTTTTTACAAAGTGAACAGGACCAGAACTAATCAAAAATGTTTCATAATCCTCCTCCTTTAATTGAGGATATTTATGCAGGTCTTCATGATGGATTAGGGTAGAGTAACATAGATTATGAGCCTGTATGATACTGGGATACAAGCTCGCAAAGTCAACTACTAATACTGGAGTATTATAAAACCCGGACAGGGGAGTTATTACAGTTGCACCCTGATAGCCCTGAAAGTTTCCATTTTGAGGCATGGGTAGAATATATCCTCTGTTTTTTGCGGATGCTAGTAGACATGAAAACACACGGATCTGTTGCCCATCTGTAATGACTCTTCGCATTGGAATATTAGCAATTTTGGCAATCTCTGAGATCTCAATGTGTGTCATAAAGAACTTTAAAAGATCCATCACCAAGACGGAATCCTGAATACAGTAAAGTCCAAGTCTTGCCCTATCATTAGCATTGCCTTTGAAAAGTGCTGGAATCTCTTTATAAGACATGTCTTCCTTTTTCTCACCTATGCACTCCTTTGCAACTGTGTTTAATTTGTAGTTTGAGAGACTTAACTTGTCCTTACATACCATATACATATCAATTACCACAAGTCCGGACAGTTTCACTTTTGTATTAGATCTTAAAAAGTTTCCCTCCTTTGGTTTATGGACCTGAAAAATTGCTCCAGATTTTGTCCTTGTGTATGCATCTGGATTTATATTGTACACCATGTTTGCTCTGTCCAAAATGTAAGGAAAATCAAAATTGGATATGTTGTACCCTGTAATAATCTCTACATCATAATCTCTTATCATAGTACAAAATGCATAGAGCATATCCAGTTCTGAGGGAAACTCATATATCGTTGTATTTGTAATAGGTGAACAGGTTCCAAGTGATAGAAGTATTTTGTCGTAATCATCATCCTGCCCCAGAGTCCAGATAATGCAAGATATCTGTATAATCATATCCCCGTCTCTGGAGGCATTTGGGAAACCTTGTTCACCTAGACATTCTATATCAAATGCCATAATTTTGTAATGAGGCCAGTAATTTTTGTCTCTATGGATACTCAAATCACTCACCTTACAATCAAACTCCAGGGATGTGTAAGAGTCTCGAAACTGTCCAAGTCTTGGCATAGCATTCTTGCAGCTATACCAGGCAAATGTACAAAAGTCATTATCGGTAATAAATCTAGACACAACATCCACATTTGCCTCAAAAATCAAATACCCACATTGCCTCAGTTTATTGGACAATATGCTCATCATATGATAGGATGATAGAGTAATCTTGTACACCTCATGCTCTGCAGTATCAAAGGTATCCAAAAACTTCCTTTTGGTCTTTACAACAGTAAAATTGCACTGTCTCGATGAATTTTCATACATGGTCTGCTGAATAATGTGATGGATATTATAACTATCTGCTTCAGAGTATGCATAAAAGTAAACATTCTGTCCAAAAACATTTACGCAAACACTCCTATCATCAGAGGTACGCCCAAAAAGTTTCAGTACAATTCCACAAGGAATAATGTCTGTCTGAAGATAGAAGGGAACCTCATCACATCTATCTTTATCATAAACAGTCTCAATGATATCATAGACATGAAAACACAACTCTCCAGATAAAAAGTCAGTATATGCCGTTTTTTGAGCCTGGTTCCACATACTCGTTTTAGTTGTTGGAAATACTTTGTATTCCAGATCTCCCATGAAATATGTGGGTGAAATGTTAGTACTGATGGAGTATACGCCATTCTCACCTCCACCATCTTTGAAGAATTTTGGAATGAGGCGCGTGAAATTGAGGTGTTTCTTTTCCAGTCTTTGCTGTCCATTGCCTCTTTTCAAATACGGGTTAAAGAACGACATATTCAATAGTGTGAGGACAGTTCTGAACTTGCACAACAGCAATTTGAAGACACAAGTGGTTTAGTTTTCACATCATTTTATTTGGACAAATACGGGGCACATAACAGTTGCACATATTCTATGTATGTCATCACTCCCAGGTACATTAACATTTACACCTAACCATTAGTGACAATGTTATAAAGTGTTTAACATCTCCACAGATTCAGCATTTTTTAAATTAGAATATCCTGATCTTTTGCGTAGCATATTTTGTGCCCTTGTTAATATGCTGTCTTTGGGATCCTTCCTTGTTTTTGTTTCCATATGTGAATTTTGTTGATGGATGTGCATAGCAAGTACAATTCTCTCCAGCTCTTCTTCACTGATTGGTGCTATTTCTGATTTTCCCTCACGTTCTTTCAGCTTGTCAATTTCAGGATAAATCATCTTAATCGGTGCCGTCTCATATATCTTCGTCTTTTTGGTCAGAAAGTAGATGGCAAATAGCACACCAATAACAACAATAATCATTAACATTCCACCAAATGGGTTTTTAATGAAATTAATAAATCCTGTTACAATTGAGCTAAACAGCGTAGCCACACCACTTACAGCATTTACAACTGTCTGCCCAACAGCACCCAAATCATCCATAAGACTACCAAATGCATCCACAAATTGATTTCTATTGGTGCTTAGATCCAGCAAATCCTTTCTGAGGCCACTGACCCTCTGAGCATAGTAGTTATATTCCCTAAACATTGTTTCAATGTCAAAGACATTACTAAGCCTCTTCTCGTCCCTGGTATAAAGTTCAATGACTTTAAAGTCAACATTCTCCAATAGTGTAAAATTAAGGGCTATAAATGTATCTAGTGTGGTGATCGAAGATAAAGGCACAGTCTTCAAATGCTCATAGTTTTTGTAAATGTACATGTCTGTCTTTGCCTGAAAGTAATACTCAGTGTTTTCCTGACATGTTTCAAGGTATGTTGTGGTTAAGAGAATCTCATTATTGACTCCTAGTTGCCCTTTGTAAATAGTACTGTCATTCATAAACTTAAATGTCACTGGAGGTCTAGAGAAGCACTTTTCATCCGATGCACTGAGAAGCCTGAGACTTTTATGTAATGAGACACTGGTTTGGTCTACCACAATACAGTTAGAGACTGAAATGACATCTCCTATTCTTTTGGCTGATACGGGTCTATTGTAAATCATGCTCATGACGCTTGTGGGATTAATCTTGCTGAGCTCATTCCACACCAGAGCAGCTCTATGCTGCTCACGACACCATGCCTTTGACAAATCTTCCAAAATGTTATTTATTCTGATACGAAGATTGTCATAGGCATACTGCACCTGCGCCACCGTGATTGAATTTTCACTGCTATATTCTCCACCTGCTCCATTTCCAGTCATCTCCATCATTGGGTCAGTAGTAGATTCTGCCTGACGTCGTGATCTCCTGGAATAAGTCTCATTGTTCAGTTTGTTCTTAGCATCAAGAAGCCTGTTTTGAATAAGAGGTTGCCAGACTAAATAGAGACCCCCATCTGTTTTAAAGTATTTCAGATCTCCATATTTAGAGTGAGTTGAGTTTACTTTTGCATATTTCTTCTCTATTTCTGCCTTTATTTCCTCGTTGAGACAATGATATGTCGTATTGAACTCTTTCATGTCTTCTTTACTAGTTGTGAATGACGCTGTGATGTCATTGGCTACAAAATGATATGAGCCTGAATGCTCCGTCTGGATTCCATTGTAAAATGCTTTCCATAATGTTAGTGGACAATATGACATATTTTTTAGATGCTTTTCCCAAGATAATGTATACTCTTCCCTATCTAGAAATATCCTTGTTTTTCCAAGGGGTACAGTCCCTCTGTTTTGATAGTCCACCACCTTGTAGTTATTTATCACACTAACAAACCATGGCTTCTCGTGCATCTTATTTTCATGATCATCTTCACCACTCCAAAATGGAGACATTTCCACCGTATCACCTGTAGCTGTAACAAAGAAATCAAATGGAGGATTTGATCTTGCAAACATGTCCATTAGTTCACAGTTCACTGTAGTTCGTCTTCTATAACTACCCCAAAACCAGCCAGGTTCAAGGTACAGCTCTGGTTGACTGCCATACCTCTTCACATCGGGCGTCACACCGTCAACAGGTTGCAGAAACACTGTCATATTTATATCATCTCTATCTACATAAGTAAGCAGATTTCCACCTGTGTTTAGTCTTAAAGAATTAAAACACTGATATATTGTGTCCATCTTTTCTGTCTCCCAAGGTTCGATTGATTTATAGAAAGTATGTTGGTTGGTAATAGAGTCAGAATAAATACCATTGTAGACAGTACTTGTTGTAACAACTTTTCTATATTTCCTAACTCTAAACATAAATGGAATAATGTTCTGTTTGTAAATTAGTAGAATCCCCTCACTGTGTACCATATCACTGGCATCGGGACACACATGGTCGGTCTGAAATCTAAAGACATCTCCAACTCCGGAGGCACTGCATACTCTGTAAGGAAACGTAGAAGGCGATCCATAAATGTTTTTATTTTGCTCTTCTGAATCTCTGTTTTCGTTGTTTCCTCTTTCACCATGGCTTGAATCGTGTGTTCCATAGTGACCTGTTAGCGGCGATTCAGTAGACCAGGTCGCTGTATTTGGAGGTGAGGTTACACCGGTCTCTGCTATACTAAGTGAATAAAGAGCCACCTGATACAGGTACCACAGTGCTAGAACAGATCCCCTAAGTTTTAAGCTACCTGCCATTGTACATTTGTAAATGTGTATATAGAAGAGCATACAGGTCTTTAAATATCCACTTCCTATTATTGTAAATTAGAATAAGTGGAGCAGACTCTTCATATGTTATATAAATTCCATTCATGGTGGATGAATTGCATTGACGAGTAATACCATCTGTTTTAAAGATACTGACATTCTTTTCCCATACCATGTTATAAAGAGACACTGACAGTACCAACTCTCTCACATATGTCCAACATTCATATTGAATATTGTTCAGACCGTGTTGAGTAATAGTATAAAAATTGTTGAACTTCAAATCTATCCAATCTTTGGGCTCTAGCTGACAATGTATCATATTAACCAACATCATTTTATGATGTGGCATGGCATTAACAGAGTCCAGACAATGTGCAAGCTTGACATTTTGTGGAATAGGAAACAAATCATCCGTGGATGTCAAAGGCCCATTGATTAAAGAATAAAACAAATGTTTCAGTTTATCTAAATGTTCCCTACTTAGATTTGTAGCATAAAGGGAGTTCTTTATAAACTTACAGTTTTCAAACAAGCTATTTTCCCCATCAGTCATCCAGATAGCATCAGAAAGCCACTTTTGTCTAAACAAGAAATGGTTCAGGACAAGTGATGCTTCCTTGTAAATCGTTGATCCCCAAACCCTTAAGGTCAACATATTCTTTAAAATGCTAGAATGGGAATCAAGACATGCCTGAAGTTTTTTCATTCCATCCTTTGAAACTTTATGTAAATAGGCCTCTTTGCGCAACCTGGCTTCTTCTAAAATCTGCTCATTCGAGCTCTCCTTCATTCCTTCAATGCGTATTACATCAATGTTCCTACCACTGGTTGTGTTTTCATCAACTCCATTTGATGTATTCTCATAAAGAAGATTACTAAGTCTGGTAAACAATTCATTTCGTTTATGAAACATGCTCTGAAACTTGGGCTGTTCCATAAAGGTAGCAGAACAGTCACATTTCAGCGCTCTGATGACATCATCGGTTGAGCTATACAAGCTACCACAGAAAAGCAGCTCTATGCTTTGTGGGGCATATGTGTCAAAAAAATGATTATCCTTGAACAGGATACGCCTATACCGGTTCATCTTGGCATTCCTCTGTAGTATCTTTGTAAGTTGTGAACACTGACAATGTTTGTCAGTTGTTTGTTGTTCTGCTGAATTCCAGTAGATGAGATTTGAAATTTCCCATATCTGCTTGGGAATATCTGTAAATATGTTGTGATCTTCAAGGCACTTTAGTGACTCCTCCATAATTTTACGCGTAGGTGCCTCATCTGTAGGACATTCCTTCATATCGAAAGTGACATTCACACCAGCATGTTTCAGTTCATTTTCAAAAAGGCCTTGTACTGGCTCAGAGTTCAGAGGTCTACAAATATGAGGACAGTCAAAGTTCACAAGCATCTCTTGTATGGACTTTCCTTGGTTTGGAATCATAGTAATTTCTTTGAAACACTCCAGACATGGCAGGGATGATGTGTAACAATCAGGCGGTGCAACTGGAGATATTCCTCTCAACTTTCTTAAAAAATGCAAAACATTCTGTAAACACAAGATTGCTTTCTCTGAGGTTATGCAATAAAACACACTATTTAGCTTTTTTAAAAACACCTCAACATCATTAATGAGGTTCAGCTTAACTTCTACACTACAACCATTATAGAAATGTATGTTAATGGTTTCATGAAAGTTGCACTTATGCTCAAGATGTAGCCTGGAAAAATACTGCTTTGAGTCACCCAATGCACCCAGTATCACATGTAACCTATCCCTAACATTCACAAGAAGATGTTCCAGTTCTAAGGATAGACATGAAGAGTCCGAGCGGTTTTGCAGAATCAAATAGTCAAAAACAGTATCATAGATGTCTTCAATTTTATTTTTAATTTTTAAAAGGGTGCATTTGTCAACTGCAGATGGATCACAATATTCCAAAATACTAACATCCAAACACACACCATATATTTGTGAATACAATGCAGCCAGATACTGTGTCATAACTATTACAAATCTATACTGTCCAAAAGGCTCACAATCTTTCTCTTTCTGTTTACATTAGCCGTTGGGATGTTCAAAGTTGTATTTTCCTCAATTGAGTGGGGAGACTCTGTAAACTCTATAAATTCAATATCTTGACATCCTGCTGATTGAGACTCCAAAATATCAAGAGCCCACTCGACAGTCCATGCGCCATCAATTTTGGCTAGTATACTAATCTTTTCTAGAATGTTGTCAGCGAATATATAAAATTGTCCAAGGTAATACTGCAAATCGTCTAACGTTAAGTCTTTACATTTATGTCCAAATCCCTTTATGAGTTCACATACCACATTGGAAAATACTTTATGGTCATGTTGGCCTTCTAATATTGACTGGATGTTCTTCTTTATAGTCTCAAAGTCAAATGAATTGATACTTTGCGATGAATTCTGTTTAATTAGGTTTCCCACAATAGGCGTCATAAACATATACCTCTTTCTCATAAAAGAATTTATCTGTTTTTTGAAGAAAGAAGTATCTCCCAGTAAATTTTTATCAACACCACGTCCCAAAAAATATCCCACATTTCCAGACTGGAAAAGCTGCGCATTACCAGTAATTCCAGTATATTTATTAACAATGATTGGCAATGTAACGATTGGCCGTGTCCTGGAAATTGCTGATGCAGATTCTCTTAGGGATGTGTTAACAGTCATGGCCTTACATCCTTTAATCTTAGAGAGATAATCCTCTACACATGTCAGTGGCGTTTCCCCAAGTATATGAGGAAACTCCTCACCATCCACAATCTGTATTTTTGAAACAATGGCGTGCAATGTTCCTGCATAAAACTGCGTCTGGCCACATGCCCTGAGAATTGCATTATTCAGCCTCTGTTTGGCATATGTTATAAATGAATCGGGAATAAGATCAAATAAATTCGTTTCTTCAAATAATTTACTGTTTGAATCCACGAATGCAAATAGATTCCTGAGCAAATCTGTATCAACATCATTTAGTACTGGAATCTGTCTTTTTTTAGAGAATGTGCTCCAAAGATACAGTGCAGATATTTTGAGATTTGGGAACAATGATGAATGAAAAGCGTTAAGAAATTTGATAAAGGGGCCGTTAATGATATAGGTATCCTTCTTGGACAGCGTTTTCAGAAAAGCTGTCTGGTATTGATCTGACATACTAGCACCACTAAACAAAATTCTATTTTTGAATTTTAAATTCTTGGGAACTATGACGTGGCCACGTGTTAGTCTAACCTGTACCTTGGATGGGCATAGCATATTATTGCTGGCTGCCTCTATATCAAAGAAATCACTGAACATATCACTATGGACAATCTTAAGCTCAGAGCCAGTGATCACCCCTTTATCCAAAAAGAAGGACTTGAAATTTGTCCAAAGTGTCTGATAATGAATTTTTAGCCACTCACTTGGATGCATGCCAAAAGATGGATTGTCGGCATCATACATTGCGCATATTGGCAATGCTATGTCTTGTAAGATAACAAACAGGCTTCTCCAGAATAAATTAAATAATATACTACATGGCGATTGCCAGTACGGATTGCAACAGAATTGGATAATGTGATAAATTCCCTTGATAGACTCTCTAAAATTTATGTTGTTTTTGGTCAGGCTGTTTATAAACTTTACGGATTCTGTATCCACTATGCTATCGATGGTTTTAAAGGTTTCTAAAAATGTCTTTATTGTCATTATTCCAATACCAGTAGTATCTTCATTCCCATTTATCTCTCGTATCCCTATTGCCTCTAGCTTCTCTGTGATAGTTTGGTTCAGCTGCCAGTATGTATACTTTGGAATGTCATCCAACTGATGCTGTTCCTCATCTTTTTCTTTAAATGTTGCGAAGTTCCCAAGAAAATCTAACTCATTGAAAGTATTTGTTACACCAGATACAACATATGGTTCTCTCTTAGAACTTGCCAAAATGGGAGGAAATCTGTCCTTTAGTCTGTAAAAAAGTGTATTGATGCAAACACAAGGATAACTACCCTTACACTGCTGACAAACATTGGAAACAGCAGCTGAGCCCACATATTGAGAAATGTTATAAGAAGGATGCAATGTACTCTTGTGGTGTTGGCAAAATTGTAAATAGTAACATATTCTGGCAAGGTTGTTCTTTGAGAATGATGCAGCATATGCCAAGTGGAAAATTGTATATGCATTTCCATCCATACATGATGTAGGCACTCCGGGAAATAACACAGCTCCCTTTTCTGAAAAAGTCTGTTCAATCAAATTCACAAGCCCGTGTTGCATGTAGTAACAATTGAAGACACTCTGATCATTCCTAGTATTAGTGGACTGTTTTGCAACCTTTGTCACATATAGCACAGAGTTAATGGAAAATAGCTGCACGTGAACATGAACAGATTGTTGGATATTCCATCTAGTCAATGCATTAATCCTATCTTCTGGTGTCTCACATCCACTAAAAATCTCCCATGTAGAAAAATCTAAAAGTTTACTTTTCTCATGAGGTGCCTCCAAAAAACCCATGCCATAGCTCAAGGCCAATTCAGTACATACATTATCAATAATCATAAGAGTCACATCTTGTCCGTTGATTACACTGGAGCTATACTCTTTGATGTCAGACAACTTTGGCAGTTTGTATCTGTCCTGTGTAAACTGAGTGTGAATTGCACTGAGCAACCCAGATACATTTTTTATCCTAAAGGCCTGGGCCAAGCCTGTATATGAAGCATAGTACAGATATTCGCTGAGCTCATGGCAGTTGAAATGTACCAGGTTGTCATGTCGTACAAACAGATCCTCGTCATACAAAGGTATTCTAAACACCTCTGTCTTGTTTATAATTACAGGCTGAATATGAGACTTCAAAGCCACAAGCTTTCCAAAATACAGTCTCTGCTTAAACCCTTCTGTTATGACAACGGCCATTACACAAGAATCACTTCCAATTTGGGGTGGACATAAATCTGAAGGGTTTATATTCCTTTGTTCATTCTTTGTAAATGCTGAGTAACCAAATAGCTTCCTGGCATCATGGCATATCTTGTCTAGTCCAGGTCCTCTAAAGATAGGTGGAAACCAGTCGGCATTATGAAAAACAAAGACCTGTCTGTGAAAAGATGTCAATCTCAAAGATACCGTGGTCATGTCCAGCTTCTGATGTACGGCTTTAACATTGGTAACAAACCCATCTTCCACAGTTAATCCACATAGTAGTGGTAAAGAAAATACTTTAGAGTCCACATAATTGTCACTAAGTAAAGCAACCTCATCATAGCAAAAGTGTTCCTTCGGATAAATATACACATACCCACAGGGACCAATAGGTGACTTTGAGGCAAGATTGTCTTCAAACCCAGTCGATTGTTGAGCCTTTGAAGCCATTTCCCAGATGCATGTGAGTTTCTGCCCAATTATTCTAGGTACATTTATAGGCAAGTCAATTTCAAAAGATGGACATTATTATGTATCAACATAAGACACAGTAACACAATAAACAATATTTAGGATGACTTTATTTCAGTTGCATTTATTAAGACACATTTTTAGTCTAGTTGAAAGCCATAACCCAGGATACTTTTTTCTAGCACCAGCAGAAAACCCTTGTATTCTAACCATCCACGGCATCCTATGTCTCAGGTAAAAACTACCAAGAATATGAGCAACAAGGCTAACATATTCAGGCTTATTTTCCAATACAAACATAATATACATACTAGCCATAGCCATAGTAGCACAAAGCTTTTCAAATGAATCTTGATTGTCATGATATGATAACTTAACCAGATCCTGTAGCCATTGAATTTTCACTTGTTCTGTAGCATTTTGATGAGGAAGTTCAATCAGGCATTTAACTAAAACTGCAAAATTTTCCTTAATGCATTGCTTTACCAGCCAAGTTAACAGAGACTCTGAAACAGTCAACTCGTGGTCAAGTTGAGGATTAAGGACAGCCCACAAAATATTGTTGATGATATCTGAACTTTTACTCAATTCTCTAAACAGATCTCTAATTTGTTTCATTGAAGGATCCTTACAACTGTTATTGTCACTCATGGTTGATGGTCAAGAGTACTTGGGAGCTCAATTTCAAAGGAACCAGAAGGAGCCCTTTATAAAGCCTTTTTAATGGTATGTACTAACAAATGCAACAACCTTAAACCACAGCATCTACTTAGCATGCAATTTAAATAGTAATAGCATTACTAAGGTATAAACATATTAGGAACCTGTTCTGCCGCAGCTGGTATCGCCCCTCTTAGGTCAATAAAGGGAAAGTCACGAGCAGCGGTGGCAAATCGATGTTGTGGATCAATATCATTCCTAGAATGCACATCAGCCCCATTACGTACAGCAACACTCCAAAGCCGCAGCCTATAAAACATCATTTTCCAAGGGGAAACAAAAGTGTCCACATTCTTTATATTCACATATTGCCATTGACTGGCATGAAAAGCAAGACATGGATCATACAAAATTGCAAGATGTCTTCCATCTTCAGAACATAGTCCAGCATAAGAGTATCCTTCAGAAGGATTTAATGGATACCTAGTAGCAGGCCCATCCTGAACTCGCTGTCCATGAAACAAAGATGCAATCTGTCCCCTTTCTTCCATTTCTTCAAAGACCTTTGGGTCCACATGTCCAAATCCAAGATGTGTACCCTGTGCCCAACAGGGTAGGACACATCCCTTCAAATCATGTAGGGCCACTGCTTTGGTGTCACGAGGTATGTGAAAATTTAACCATCTAGATTCATATCGACCACTTGCATTTTGAACAAGTTTGGGTACAGAACCTTCCCCATGCTTGTAAGATATAATCCTTGAATCAAATAGCAACTTACATGCCATTGGGCCAATCGCCAGGGAAAACCTGCCTCTTTTCTTTACAATATTGTACAAATCCCTATGAATATGTTTGTTCCTTAGAACAAACTGTGACATTGCATTCATGCCACTCTCAATGTCCAGTGTGTTGGGAGTACCATAGATAATGACACCAACTGTTGTTGGATCAGACAGCGTATCATGTGGCATGTCCAGCGTTTTCTGCCCTGTGGTTGATATGATGCGAGGATTGAAGCCACTTCCCGTGAGCGCTGCCAATAGCGCATCTGGTCGATTGCATCCGGGTAAAAGATATACTGTGACTTGGTGTCTCTCATCGGGTAGTGCACTAATGTAAAACACATCCATGGGTAAAACCATTTCATAGTTACCATAAACGGAATCATCAAGGTTCTCTTCCCCCTCATTCCTGAATAAGAGGTTTTGCTTATTGGAATAAAACTCCCAGTTAGTCTGTAGCTGCTTTAGAGAAAATTTCATTAGACTTGTAGAGCCATGGACAATATCCAGACCAGGCGACCGTCCACTGATAACACTTCCTATAACCTTACATAAAACACCAATAGTTTCTGCTTGTGACACAACAGTCTTTGAATGTTCAGGTAATACCTCAATAATTATTCCAGGTGTTTGCGAACATAGAAACTCTTCCACCTTAGTATCTGACGGTAGAGTTATCTTTACCTGTTTGGCGCCAGCGATAACCATCTCAGCTATACACGCAAACATTCCACCATCACTGATATCATGACCAGAGATGATCACACCTTCTTTCTTTAATTCTATCAAAAATAGGAGAATCTTTCGAAGAGACTGGGGAGATAAAACCAAGGATTCAACACCAAAACTTTTATCTGTAATCTCTGTATAGATACTACCTGTAGAGGTGATACTATTTGTCAGAGAGATGTGTAACAAATGTGAACCCTTCGTGCTGAGAGCTGGGGTGATTTTCCTTGCCGGGAGCATACACGGGCTTGAGGCACAGGCCATAATGCATCTAGATCCAGCTGACCCTTTACCCGTATTCTTAACCTGCTTACACGTATCAACCTCAAATGAAACACCAAGCTTGGCACAGAAATCCTTTGCAAATGAGATTGCATCTTTCAGGTCTGCTTTAACATTCCTTACAAGGGGCCATCCAAAAGTCATGGTTACAATCACGTGCTCTAGAGTATCCATTGGAGATAATGATAGATTTAATAGGGCTTCCGTTATAGACCATGCTACTCCAGCTTTTGCATCTATTTGAGTTATTACATTTTGTTCTCCCAGTGCAGAGCATACTGCCCAAAGGTTAGGCTCATAATAGATCTTATTATCATCAGGAACTTGTATTGTAAGGCCATATTCCCATGAATATTGAAAAACATTCCGTGATATCCCTCCATCCATCGCATTCTCATTGTAATCATCAAAGATGTCATAGAGGTGATCATGTAACTCAGTCCAATATGTGCTTTGTTCTACAGGTGGTACCAGATTCAAAATCTGAACGCAGTAATCAGAGATTGGAATGTCAAAAGGTCCAACCCCCTGTTGTTGAGCAATACGTCCATTTCCACATCTGTCCATATGATATACCAAGTGCTTTTTGCAGCCAACGGTGGGATGTTGTAATATAGTCAGAAGTAGAGATTTAGCATCACCTTTGTAACCAATTGCAGACGATGCACCTATACCCCTAGGAGCCTCCCACCTCACAGGGTTAAACCTTTCATCACTCCCCTTCGTAAGCATTGTCTTTCTAAATGTAATATTTGTAGGTACATCGTGAAACATTCCAGACACAATAATGTCATTTACAGAATTAGTAAGCTTTCCAAGAAACAAAACTGGGCATCCAAATGCTCTACACATCATCTTCAGCCTGCGGCTCGTAACCTGATCGCTGCTGTCCCTGATAGTGATGTACACTGCCCTACTCACTATATGAAGCCATGAACTCTCAATCACTTTGTGATTGTGTTCCATGTTTCTAGGACTCCAGCGTTTCAATGCTCTTTGAGTTTCCAGAGGTAAGTTGCTGTGTTCAATCTCAATGCCACATTTATCACCACATGCCTGAGACAATTTATCAATGTTTAAACAATTCCAGTTCTTGTTTCCAAAGATGCCATAAATTTGAGTAGTGTCAAATTCTCTAGTAAGATTATACAACATACTCAGCAAAATAACAACATCCCTTCCACTGTCCATGTGTTGTAAAAGTCCATCTCCTTTGCTCATTAGCTTATAATCAAAGGCCCCAAGCTGAAAAACTTTTAGAGAATCTCCACTCTTTTCTACAACTTTTAATGTATCTTGAGTTATTGATACAAATTCAAATCTATCAGCGGGACCTGTACAGACAGTACCAGTGTAACTAATAGGGACATCCTCCTTGAAAATACTACTAAATCTTGTAAATCCTAAACATGTTGGCACACCAGCTGATGTAAAGGCGCTTGTGTGACATTCTATAAATTTTTGAACCATCATATCTTCAACCTGTACAGTGTATTCTCCATCTAGATTTTGAAACTGTGGTGGTGTGTGATATAAAATCCCAACATGTGCAGCAATGGGCAATGCAGTTGGCAATTTGTTAGTCAGATTTCTCAAAACAGATAACTGATTGTGCCCATGATCAATGTTTGCATTCACAAAAGCTAGACCTGTAGATGACTCGTATGTCTCCCGCTCAGATCCCATTACACCCGTGCTATCGGGTCTGATTCCTCCATCCTCAGCAATTGCACTAATAAACCAATGATCAGCCTCATCACATTTGAAACCCAAGAACATACGACCTGTATCATTAAAGCCAATAACTTGGAACAGATCACTTGTGTGTATGACGTCTTGTTTTATCCCCTGGGCTCGGTTACCATCACCCTCGAACCAAAGCTGGATTTCGTCAGGACCTACGCTCCCAGTAAAATTGTCAAATCTGTATACCTCCCGAGGTTCATACTTTTCTAAGTCCAGAGGTTGAACCTCTGTGACTTTGTTACACAGTATATTTTGTATAAGCTCTACATGAAATGGCGCAAGTCTGTTCAGCTCTCCATTGAGGATTAGAATTCTCACTTTCTCTATTCGGTCAATACTAAAGTATTTGCTTGGATTGCTAAAAAGTGAGGTGGAAACCAAATTCTTTAAATCATCGGATAATGTCGTAGGTACATCATGCACATTGGGACCATACATGAAATAAAACGTATTGGTGCCATCTGACCGCTGAAATGGCACATAGGTTTCATCAGATGATCCCTTAATTATATTCCTGACTGCTCTTAGTAATTTAATCTTATATCTATGAGCAACAGGTGTGTCTAGTAATAAGTTGTTAATGACAACCATAAATGCGTCTTCAACTTCCACCCTAAAGTCATCAGGAAGTTTATAGTCCCCATTACGCAAATTCTCAAGCAGGATGCTTTCTTGTGGTGTAAATCTTGAAGTTGGGAAACTATACAGAAATATGCCTTGTGACCCCATCGTCATCAATCAAGCATAATGGAAATAATTCCAATCAAGCTTTAATAGACAAACAAGGTCATCAAGTTCATAAAGCGTAGAAAGATGAGTGAACGTGGTAAAGATAGTAAAATATCATCATGTATGTAACACACGACCCTAAAATATGCCACTTTTATACCTCAAGTTCATAAAGCGTAGAAAGATGAGTGAACGTGGTAAAGATAGTAAAATATCATCATGTATGTAACACACGACCCTAAAATATGCCACTTTTATACCGCCCCAAAAGTCTCTCTAAACACTATAATTCAAACACTCTGGACTACTTACTACACAATCAGAAAGAATGTGTGGCAATATTGGATGGTGGTTAACTTTCAGTCTCCACTAAGAGAATGTGGACATGTTTGACGGCCGTTAATAAGGACCACTTAACACTATATAGAAGGAAAAATTTCTTTTCACCCTGGCAAGGACAAAAGGGCATAAGAGAACACTTTGTACCCAAGAAAAGTCGCTAATAAACAAGATGTTACTTTCTTAGAATTAGGCCGGAACACCCGTGGTTTGACGTGCAGGCTGGCAGCTTTCGCTTCCCTTAAGTCAGTCTAGTAAGCGGCTCATTACCGTCTTGGGGCCGCTCCAAATAAGCTAAATCTTGAAACATATAGAAAATCATAAACGCTAAGTGAATACAGAACCTCATCTTTCCAAAATCATTTTTTAATGCTGCACTGACTCCCCTTTAAAAAGCCTGCTGAAAATTCTATTGCCAAATACCTAAACTATAGGGCGTAGTCCCAAAGTCAAAGATAACCACATGTGAGTCATCAAGAAAAAGGAAAGCAACAAGTGTGGTTAGAAGGGCATCGGTAGGTGAAGCCCTATTTTTACTTTAGATGATGCACAGGTGTCCGGTTTCTAGCCACTTGCAAGAATATTGGTCTCCACCCAGTCACAACCACTGGACAAACTGCAAATTGCATAGGAGAATCCTTTTGCATGCCCTCCCTCCATACACATAAACAAATCAATTCACACAAACAAATCCATCTCCTAACCGAACTGTACCCAACAAGCAGTATGACTTGGTAATGGCTTTCCATCCTCCACCGTGATATATCGTGATAGTCAATTTCTCGGCAACTCGAACTACATCTACAATAGATCATCCTATTATCCAAGGCGCGTCCACCCGGAAGAGGAGAACCCATCGGCTCACAGGGAAGCCAAACGTCACCAGGATAAGTAAAATATTGAACCTTAAGCTGGCTACAGGGTCTGGACTATCGCGGGTGGGGAACAGTGCCTTATAAAAAGTGTTGCTTATAAGTCATACTCGCAGCCGATAGAGGAAAAACTACAAGGACTACAATAAGATAGGCGACCGTGTGTAGTTGAATGTACACGGATGGCATTCTGCATGTAACAGATCCATCCATGAGCGTTCAAGTATACCCGGCTGTATCAGATCACGTTTTAAAACGGATATATGCAATATAATGAATTCAGTTAGAATCACTATACACAAACCAGTTCGTCTCATTCCCATAAGGATGTCTCAAATGTTTGAATATCTGCATATGTCAACTAAAATCCCAGTGATCGCAGAGCATAACATCTTAGCAGTGATACTCATGTGGGGTAATAGGAGTTAGTGATCTTTGGAAGGTGTGGAGATTTACTGACCCCCGGCTTCCACAGTCACTGAGACCCATCACCCCCAAACAGCATATTACTCTGTTAAAGTGTTTAATACTCTCAGAGAACTATGCTTAGCTCAGAGAACTATGCTTAGAAAAATGTGTTAGAAGACTAAGATATTGACGCGTCTATAAAATTCAGTACAAACAGAGAATCTAGTATTTTGGTGAAGACCGCTAGTCTGTGGGTATGGCGAAATTTGCAGAAGGACTATCCCAGTACCCGAATATCCGTGGGACGTGCAAAGGCACTTGTTACTTCCCTTTTTTTAGAAGCTAGCAAATTTTGGAACTGAAACTTAACTTGCAGAAGAACAGTGCGGAGCGCACCCAGTCACATAGGAGGCTTTGAAGTTAATGTTTGAGCTTGGAAACGCTTTTTAGCAAGCTTGGGCAAACCCGGGCAAGCGCGGGCATGCTTTGGGCAAGCGCGGGCAAGCTCGGGCAAGCTTTGGGCAAACTCGGGCAAGCCCGGGCAAACTCGGGCAAGCCCGGGCAAGTTTGGGCAAGCCCGGGCAAGTTTGGGCAAGCCCGGGCAAGTTTGGGCAAGCCCGGTCATGCTTGGACAGGTCGTCATGCTTCAGCAACTCACGGAAGTAGTTATTTTTGACCGATCCCTTTTGAAAGGTTCTGCTTCTAAAATTGTCACAAATTGTAACGCGTCGCCGCCTCCTAGCTGCAAAGTAAAAAAAGGTCATCGGGCTTCTATCTGGGCAGGGCAATTACTCATCCCCTGCCCCAGCGGCAACCCGCTAAACCTCGAAAACCCGGGACCCTTGAGACGGTGAGACCCTCTAGGATTCGGGGATGTCCCCGTAGTTGCGATCCGGATAATCGTCTCTTCCAACTCCTCCTCCCTCCCTTTCCTCCCTCCTCTTGTCCTCCTCTCCCTCCCCCTCCCCCGGAAACCCAAAACTTTCAAAAGGGTCATCCAGAAGGGGTGATTGCCCAGCGGCGGCTGTAAGTTAGGGAAGGGAAAGTCCTTGTAGCCTGTGGGGGGGGGCGCGTAGAGTGGCGGAGACAGCCGCGTTCCTCCAGCGAGTGAGGACATGGGCGGTGGGCGCAATCAACGCATTCGCCGCGAGAGCCGCCCGAGAATCCTCCTATGTGGCTGAAAGGGACAAAAAAAATGCCCGGTGGGGAACAGGGTGCGGGAACCTGAATCTGACCATTGCATGCTTATGTGGATACCTTAGCACAGTTTTCCTTTAATACTTCATCGCTTTTAATCCCTCGAGTGTCTAAGCTTCGAAAAGATGACCCACTTTGAAAATCCAGGTAGTTACATTTGTGGGCAATACCGTAAAAATCGTCTTGGTATTAATGTTGGACCCATACAAAGTACATCCCGCTCTTTTCCCCGCAGTTTACAAAGACAGAACCGAACAACAGCGCATGGCCCTTATCCGTCCACTCACTCGCACAAGGTATGGTTGCGAACAACGGCTGCCATGTGTTGTGCGATGCGTGGAAGGAGGGCGAGTCATCGAGGACCTACGCCGGATCCGCAACATGGGTAACCCCCAAGAAAGAGAGGTGGCTTACATACATGTGTTAATCATTCACTCGCTTTAATTAACAAATGTATATCTTTCCCGCGCAGAATTCAAAATACTATATGCAGCCATGATTGGTCGATAGAGCTGTCAATCAATGTGGTGCAAGTGTATTGGTTCCCTGATCTGTCACTCAAATAAAGGGAACCAATAGAAGAAAGGAAACAAGATCCTCCCACTCCAAAACGATTCCGCCCACATGTTTGATTGGTTACACCCTAAAATCATGGCCCGTAATTGGAGCACAAAGATCATGTGAATTACACAACCAATCACGTTCACAAAACAGAAGCCACACCTTCTACCCTTCTTATATATTATATTAATATAATATAAACAGATCTGCAGATCTGTTTATCACTAATCTGTATAAAACAGATCTGTTTATACAGATTAGTGATAAACAGATCTGCAAACATCTAATGTGTATTCAATCTACAATTACCCCCTGCTGTTAACAGAATAGATAAACAGTATGGTAGGTACTTACTTGATTTAATAAAATTTGATACCCTTATTTAGTGTGACAGATAAGTGTATACTTTTAAGAAAGGCTGTTACAGATAAACCATCACATCTCTGGAGAGGATAAAAGAGCAACCGGTCTGATCAATGCAGCGTTTAGGGCCCGAGTGGCCCTGAACGGTTAGGCCCCGGCGGCCCTGAACGGTTAGGCCCCGGCGGCCCTGAACGGTTAGGCCCCGGCGGCCCTGAACGGTTAGGCCCCGGCGGCCCTGAACGGTTAGGCCCCGGCGGCCCTGAACGGTTAGGCCCCGGCGGCCCTGAACGGTTAGGCCCCGGCGGCCCTGAACGGTTAGGCCCGAGCATTATAGTCTGCCATCATGTACATATCCAATATGTACACTACTTGTGTTCCAAAAGCAGTACACAAACTCACCTGAAATATTCCCTATCATGTACATGTCCCACATGTCCACTACTTGTGCTCCAAAAGCAGTACACAAACTCACCTGAAACACAATACCGAAAGGACCTATCAGGGAATGAGCTGATGTCTCAGTAAATGGAGTTGATAGGGGACTGTAATGTAGGAAAGCTGGGACAGAGAGACCATCTGAGAACAAATGGTGTTAAAGACTTGAAGGGTGCACA